ATACAAGTGTATTGAATCAATGGGAGATACACTAGACAGTGAAGTTACTTGGATTGAGTTCAGCTCAATGGCTGTAAATGGTACCGTTGGCGAACTTTGGCGTGCCGCTGAAAGTTGTTTTCAACAGGCTAAAGCAGCTGTTGGTGATTGGCACATTTACATTGAAGATTTTGAAATGCAAGACGATGGATCGCTTGCACTTGTTACCGGTAGTTAACCGCAATGGTTGACAAAACCAATAAACTGTAATATTATACTTTTAAGAATTTCATCATTATAGGAGAAGCTACATGGCAAAGACAAACTTAAAGCCCCGAAAGAAAAAGGCGCCACGTAGAGCACCACACATTAAGCGAGGTGCAAAACTTGAAGCTCCAACTTGGGAAGGTTGGGAAGAACTTACAGGTGAACAATTTCATCGCAAAGCTCAACATGCCCGTGAATGGTATTATCACAACTACAAGCCAGTAGATCTTTATCCGGCAGTTGAAGAATGGATGAAACAACAAGGAGAAGAGTTCTCTAAAGAAGATATAAAAGCAGTTAAGGCCGCACCAGGACATTCGCTAAGTGTAACAGCAGGAATTACAGCCAAGTTACTATCAGCAGGTATGCCAGATTATAATGAAAAAGAAGATAAGTATTGGGAATCATTGGCTGGAACAATGGGCAATCTTAAACCAGCAACAGAGTTTTTACGAAAGCAAATTAATACTGCAATAGAGGCAGGTAAGCCAATCCTTGCTGCAAAGAAAGAAATTGTAAAAGAAAAAGCAAACACATATCAACCTACCATACAAGAACGTATGCGTGAAGCATGTATTGTAATGGCAAATGATATTGAAAATTTTGTAGATACGTATCTATCTGAATATGATGCACAATTACTAAAGGAGTTTGAGCCAGTAAAAATATTACGGAGAGAAAATTGTAAAGCCGGACATGCAAGATTAATTAAAACATGGTATCAAGGCGAGCGTGATGAAATTTATGATTTGGTTAACTTTCCTACTAGTGCTAAACTAAAGAAGATGAGCGAACATGAGAAAGATATGTATACTCAACTTAAAGAAGGATACGATCATTTATCAGCCAAGCAAGCAAAAACTCTATTAGAAATGTATCAGCGTATTGTAGATGCATGTGATATTATTTCTGTAGAAAGTAAAGCACAACGCAAGCCACGTAAGGCTAAATTCAAGTCAGCAGATCAACTTGTTAAAAAACTTAATTACAAACTAAGTGATAGTAATTATGGTATTGCAAGTGTTCCACCTGAAAAGATTATTGGAGCCAATATTGCATTAGTGTTTAATTGTAAAAATCGCAAAATTGGATTATATTATGCAAGTAATGTTGATCCATTGAAACTAGGTAGAGATGGATCAGGACTAAGTGTTAAAGGAACAACACTTCAAGGTTATAACGAAGAAAAAAGTGTGCAACGCACAGTTCGTAAAACAGATGAGTTTTTACCAATGATTAAAAAAACTACAAAGTCTAAGACAGAGAAGTTGTTTCAAACACTAAAAACAACAGAAACAAAACTTAACGGTCGCTTCAATAACGAAACAGTAATATTGGCAGTGTTTTAATGTTCACTTATATTAATCCTTATGAAGTTTTTAACATAAGTGAAGATGATAAGTTTGGTGTAATTATAGATTGTAAAAATACAGAAACTCATTCGCTTGATATGGATTTAGATCAGAAGCTAGGGCTAGTATCACTTGAGTCTGCTCAACATGCCGGTTTTAATAATATTATAATGTTTGAAGATAGACTTGATTTTGACGTAGCAGTGCAAGAACTTACAAAAATAGGCGTATGGAAAATTATATATGTATTTTCTGGCACATTGTTTGGAGATAAAAGTTCAAAAATTACTAGAAGGTTCCCACACCTAAGTGCTTTTGTAAAAGATGATTTTGTTTTTAGAAAATTCTTTATATTTGAAACTGAAAAGTATAAGTTCTTTGATATTAGAGATCCATTTTTAGGAAATGTAGTAGATGAATTAACACATGTAAGCATGGATCAATTAGATATAACATATTTAAACCCTTATGAAGATAATTATGAATTTCTAGAAGATTTATCAGCAAGGGAAATACCAGATATTGCTAAACTAAAAACAACCAATGCTGTAGATAAAAAATATGCAGAAGAAATGGTAAAAATTGCAACAAATCTATTTAGTGAATAAGATAAATACATAGTAAGGAAAAGAACTTCCAGGAGAATGTATTCATGAGCAAAAAAGCAGAATTACAAAAAGAAATTGAACTTCGTTTAGGCGGAGGAATGGTCGATGTTGAACTTGATCCAGAACATTACGAACTAGCCATTAAAAAAAGCCTAGAGAAATACAGACAACGAAGTGAAAATGCAGTTGAAGAAAGTTTTATTGTATTAGAACTTTTAGAAGACCAAAGCGAATACACATTACCAAATGAAGTTATTGAAGTGCGTGACATTTATAGACGAACAACAGGTGTAAGTGCAGGTTCAGGTAATGACTTTGAGCCATTTCAATCAGCATACATGCAAACATACTTACTAGGATCATCACGTAAAGGTAGTTTATCTACATTTGACTTCTTACAACAAAGCAGAGAAACAATGGGTCGCTTATTTGGAGCAGAGCTTATGTTTACTTGGCGCCCACAAGATAAAAAACTTATTATACATCGTAAACTTAAAGCAAACGATAATGCTGTTCTTTGGTGTTACAACTATAGAACAGATGAAGGACTAATATCAGATCAATATGCTGGTCCTTGGCTTAAAGATTACTCGTTGTGTCATGCAAAACTTATGATAGCAGAAGCACGTGGTAAATTTACACAGATTGCAGGACCACAAGGCGGAACTACAATGAACGCAGATCAACTTAGAACTGATGCAATGGCAGAGATGGACAAATTAGAAACTGAGCTAACATTATATAATGATGGACAAAGCGGCTTAGGTTTTGTTATCGGATAATACTTGACAAATCATTAATATTCTACTATAATATATAAAAGTTATAGGAGATTTCATTGAAAAAAGTAATTGGTATATGTGGACTTATTGGACACGGCAAAGATACAGCGGCCGGATTCTTAATCGAAGAAGGGTTTCAGCGTATTAGTTTTGCAGGTGTATTAAAAGATGCATGTGCTAATATATTTCAATGGGATAGAATACTACTAGAAGGCAATACACCAGAAAGCAGAGTTTGGAGAGAAACTGTTGATGAATGGTGGGCAGAGCGTTTAAGTATTCCTAACTTCACACCCAGACTAGCACTACAGCAAGTAGGCACAGATGTTATGCGTAGACATTTTCATCCAGATATATGGGTTGCAGCATGTGAACGTCAAATTGCAATGGCCGAAAAGAATGTTGTTATAAGCGATTGTAGATTCTTTAATGAACTAAACGTAATAAAACGTTTCGGTGGAACTACCGCAGTTGTTTGGCGAGACGGTGAACCAGAATGGTGGGGATCAGCTTGTAAGGCAAATATAGAACACGCACCACATATAATGGAAACACAATACCCAAGCGTTCATCCAAGTGAATGGAGTTGGGCAGGTTGGACATTTGATAAACAGATTAACAATATCGGCACATTGGAAGATTTACGTCAACAAACGCTAAAATACCTGCTATAAAGTATATACTTAACTCTGTAACCACCCCTTTTTACAGCACCTACCATAAATACAAGTAGACAACGATTCTACGTTTTTAATAAAGGAGCTAAATTATGGCAAATCTTGTTTCACCTGGAGTTCAGGTAACAATCACAGACGAATCAGTTTACGGTCCAACTGGCACAGGCACAGTTCCAATGTTATTCATTGCGACAGGCCAAGACAAGGTTGACCCAACTGGCACAACAGATATAGCAGCACAAACTGTTAAATCAAAAGCAGGCAAACCTGTATTAGTAACATCACAACGTGAATTAACACAAAACTTCGGTAATGTTGATTTCCATAAAGTAGGCGCCTCTGTCGCACAAGGTGATGAAACTAACGAATACGGACTATTAGCCGCATATTCATTTTTAGGACAAAGCTCGGCAGCTTATATTGTTAGAGCAGATGTTGATTTAACATCATTACGTCCACAAAGCTCAGCACCAACAGGTCCTGCAGCAAACAACACATACTGGCTTAACCCAAGCACATCTAACTGGGGGCTGTTTAAATACTCAACAACAGCAGGTTGGGAAGCGGTTACACCAACAGTAGAAATTACAGACGGTCAAGGCAATCCAACTTCAACAGTTGTAACAGGTGGATACTTAGTAGAAGTAGCCGTAGGTGCAGCTGATACTGAAATTAAATATTGGAAAGAAGCCAGTGGCGCATGGGCAACAGCAGCAGTTGATGACTTTGCACCACACTACAGCGAACCAAGTTCACCAAGTGCAGGCGACTTATGGGTTAAAACTACTACACCAGGTAGCGGTGTTAACTTAAATGTTTCACAATACACAACAGCAGCAGGTTCTTTTGTGGCAAAAGCAGTAACATATGCACAAGACTCAGCACCAAACGGAACAGCTGATGTAATGCAAAACGGAACAGGCGCTAAAGACAGAACATTAGCCGCAGGTGATATATGGTTAGACCACCAAACAGATAAACTTGCTGTTCAAGTATACACAGGCTCAGCTTGGGCTGATATAGTAGTAGTTGGACAAAACACACAACCAGGCGGAACGCCAGTTGATGGAACAGTTTGGCATGATGGTGACATTAACGAATTAGCAATTTATGAAGTTGCAAGCGATAGTGGAACACAAAAATGGCAACGTGTAACTAACGTTTCATACGCAACAGGCGAGCCAGCAGTAGGCGCCTTAGGTGACTATTGGGTTGACACTGATGAAGCAGGCTATCCAGCAATTTACCGTTCAAACGGTGCTGCATGGGTTAAGAAAGATAACGCAGACCAAACAACATCAGCAGGTGTTGTGTTTGGTGATATTACTGCCAACGATACAACAGCAGCTGCCTTTGAAGCAACTCTATTAGCAGGTTCTCCAGACCCATTGTTACACCCAGTTGGAACAACTGGTATTAACATGTGTCGTTCAGGCGGAACAGTTAGAAAGTATAATTCATCACTAACAACATCTTGGAAATGGCGTAACCATGCTTCTAACCAAGTTGATGGTTCAGGTTCATTTGGTAGACATGCCCAAAGAGCAGTAGTGGTAGCGGCAATGCAAGCAAGTGCATCAGGTTCAGAATTACAACAAGAAACAGTAGCATTTAGTTTAATTGCAGCACCTGGATATCCAGAAATGACTGACGAAATGGTAACATTAAACAGCAATCGCAATGAAACAGCGTTTGTTATTATTGATGCTCCATTCCGTGTAACTCCAACAGAAGCAGTTAACTGGGTTAACGGAGTAGGCGTAAGCTCAAACGGTGAATCAGGATTAGCTACTAAAAATACTTATAGTGCAGTTTATTATCCACATGCATTAACAACTAACCCAGCAACTGGCGACAACGTTGTTGCTCCAGCATCACACATGGCATTATACACATATGCATACAGTGATAACGTGAGCTTCCAATGGTTTGCACCAGCAGGCTTAACACGTGGTCAAGTTCAAAATGCAGCAAGTGTTGGATATTTAACTTCTGAAAATGAATTTACATCAGTTTCACTTACACAAGGAAACAGAGACACAATGTATAATGCTAGACTGAACCCAATTGCAAGATTTCCTGCAGAAGGTGTTGTAGTGTGGGGTCAAAAGACTTTACACCCATCAGCTAGTGCATTAGATCGTGTTAATGTTGCTCGTTTAACAGCATACTTACGTGAAAGATTCTCAGTTATTGCAAGACCTTACTTGTTTGAACCAAACGATGAAGCGACTCGCAGAAATGCTAAATCAACATTTGATGGATTTATGAGTGGTATATTAGAAACAAGAGGTGTTTTTGACTTTGCAGTAGTATGTGATGAATCAAACAACACACCAGCAAGAATTGATGCAAACGAATTTTGGATTGACGTGGCAATTGAGCCTTCAAAGTCAGCAGAGTTTATTTACATTCCAATTAGAATTGTAAATACTGGCGAATTAAGCTAATATTTTGTATATCATACAATAAGATACGAATAAGGGCTACTTTTTAAAAGTAGCCTTTATTTTTTTTGTCTAATCTGATAAATACAATATATAGAAAAACGTTAAGTTTTTCTAGTAGAAGAAAAACTTATACAGTTTACAAGGAGAAAACAATATGGCTGTAACAACACAATTTGGAGTCCCGGTAGAAAATGCTAATGCAACTTTAATGCCTAAGTTGCAATATAGGTTTCGTGTATCGTTTACTGGTTTAGGCGGCAACGCTGCAAACATCACTGAAGTAACGCAAAACGTTATCAGTATAGGACGCCCATCAATAACACATGAAGAAGTTATAGTAGATTCTTATAACTCAAAAACATACCTTGCAGGTAAGCACACATGGGAACCAGTATCATTGGTAATGCGTGACGATATGAATTCTAACGTTATTAAAAAAATTGGTAACCAACTTAGAGAACAATTAGATCATAGCACACAAGGTGGCCAAGCAATAAAGGCAACGGCAAGTGCAGCAGGAACCGGAACCGATGCAGGCGGCGGAAATCCATACAAATTTACAATGTTAATTGAAACTCTAGATGGACAAGCTAAACCAACGGTAATAGATTCATGGGAATTAGTAGGGTGCTACTTGTCAAATGTTCAATATGGTGATCTAAACTATGGAACATCTGATATGGTGCAGGTTACTGCAACAATACGTTATGATAACGCCTCTAATACACTCATGGCAGACACAAACGTAGAAACTGATACCCTAGGCAAAGCCACTACTTAAGAAACCCGAGCTAAGTTAATTTAGCTCTAGTGAAGAAGGGACAGTAAATGAGAACGAACTATGCGTATGACAAATACAATCAAGGTCAAAAGGCCTCGATTGTTAAAGGTGTACCAAGAAGTAAGTTCAATTTTACTGCCAGTCTTACTACACTAGATGGAGATGTTCCGCTTGATAAGATAGCAAGTATTACAATGCCGGGCTGGTCTTCGTCTGCAATGACAATGAATGCCTATAATCGTAAAAAAGTTGTTCAAACTACTTATGATTACACTCCTATTACTGTTGTTGCATATGACACAAGAGACCCGGCAACACTTGAATCTTTCCTCAAAGAATATTCAAACTATTACTATGAAGGACCAATGAATGACCAAGATGAAGTATTTCATCTTGCAGGTCCTAAAGGTTTTAAATTACAAGCAAGTCGTAACTACATTACAACATTAAATATCATCAGACAAGGTAGTAAAACAGATATAAACACTATAACTGTTTACAATCCGTTTATTACAGATATATCAGCAGATACTCTAGATTATTCAGACAGCCAGTTAGTTCAATACAGATTAACTTTTGTATACGAAGGCTTCGAAATAAAATCTTCAAACTCAGGACAGTAACTTATGCCTAACTATATGAGTGGCATATATGAGATTTCTAACCCAGGTAAATACTTAGGTAAAAAAGCACCACGCTACAGAAGTGGATGGGAATTAGCAGTATTTCGTATGTGTGATAACCACCCAGCCGTTTTAGGTTGGGGCAGTGAAACACATAGAATTCCATACAGAAATCCATTAACAGGTAAAGCATCAACATATGTTCCAGATTTGCTTTTGGTTTATAAAGATAAACAAGGCGGCAACCATGCAGAAATGGTAGAGATTAAACCAGCAAAGCAAACATTAGGCGAAGCCAAAACACAGATAGATAAAGCACAAGCAGTAGTTAATCATGCTAAATGGGAATCAGCAAAAGCATGGTGCAGACAACAAGGAATGGGTTTTAGAGTAATAACCGAACATCAAATTTTTAATAAACCTACTCGTTCTAAGAAGAGAAAGAAATGACCAAAAAATTAGGACAAATCAATATAGGCGTATGGGACTGGCATGTAGACTATAAAGAGCGTGAAATTGAATCTAACGAAATAATACAATGTATAGGCATAAAAAGTCATAGTTTTATACTTGAAATTGGAGCAGGATCTGGACATTTAAGTCATCATCTAACAAAACAAGGCAATACAGTTATTACCACAAATTCATCTCAAAATGAAGTGATAGATTGTGGGCTCTCGCCATATGTAACCCCAATATTTTGGGAATATACAGGATTAGACACTAGTTTTGATATACTTAAAAAAGATGAACAATACGATTATATAATTGCAAATGCAAATGCAATGCACAGCGAGTCAGGTGGACCAATTTCTACAGACAGACAATATTCAAACTTAGTCGAGAAACTTTTAGACCTTGTAAAAATAAATGGTGAAATTTGGTTAGAGTTTAACCCATTGCTAAGTAGTGCATATATGGATCAGTATAAGATACCAACAATTGGGAACTCTACTAAAAAACACATAGAATCTCATTCTGCATACAAAATTGTGAGGAAGAAATGACCAAAGAATATTTAACAATGACAGAGCCTACTAGTCAAGGCGATGTTAACATATATATTCCTGGCAGTAGAGATGTAATTGTAAAAATGTCAGGAGGAGCAGATAGTTCAATACTTATGTTCCTTTTAGCAAAGTATAAAAATGAATATAATACAGAACTTAATTTTAAAATTTCAAGCACAGTAGGATCAACTAAACCATATCAGTATGAATTTGCAAACCAAGTAGTAAAGTTTATAGATAAAATATATCCATTGGGTGACTATAAGCATTATCATAATGAAAGTTTACCTGTTGCTAATAGTAATGATGGACCTGACGAGAATGGAGTAGATATTAATAAAACAGCATATAGCGATGATATAGAAAGTCTAACACAAAGTCTACATAATAAAGATTCTGTTCAATACATGGGTATTACAGCAAATCCATCAGCTGAACAGTTAGAGTTACATAATATTGCAGACGGTAGAGATTTAGAAAGAGATTCAGATGTTGCAGTTCCTACTGAAGAACTTTATATGGAACCTGATCTTTGGAAATTTAACAGGCCATTTGCAAAATACGACAAGATGATAGTAGCAGAACTATATGATAGATATAACTTAACTGATACATTATTTCCTTTAACCAGAAGTTGTGAAGAAGCCACATTTGATTTTTCTAAACATTGTGGCGAATGCTGGTGGTGTAAAGAACGTAAATGGGCGTTCGGAAAACTAGCATAAATACTACTATAATGAGGTTAACATGACAAAAAAATTAGAAGAAGAATTTAATCTGCCAAAAATTGAAGATTTAATGCCAAATCTTCCAGAATCAGTAGTTGAACCTGATGAACCGACAGTTGAAGAAACTCAAAACGAAATAGTTAAATATAAAGATGATCTAAGCATTGCCGAGCGTGCCGACGCAGCACTTCCAATGGTAACAGGAATGGAAGAGCTTGACAGAGAAATGGATGCATATGCATCAAAGGCTATGGCAACATTTGATGATTTAGTAGATTTAGGTAGAAATGTAGAAGATAGGCATGCTGCACCAATATTTGATAGTGCAAGTAAAATGCTTGCGGCCGCATTACAGGCCAAACAGGCTAAAATGGACAAAAAAATGAAAATGATTGAATTACAAATGCGTCAACAACGAATACAGCAAGAAGAAAAGAAAACAGATGCATATGTAAAAGATAAATTAGGCACAGATGAGGATACAGAAGAAGCAACTGGTCGTATCATTGGAGACAGATCAGAATTGTTAGCTGAAATCATGACTAAAATGAAGAATGATGATAAATAGTATTATGGAGAAGACGTTATGAAATCATTTACACAATATCTAACAGAATCTGATAAAACTTGGAATTTCTGTATTAAAACCGTTCATCAATTAACTGATGAGCAATGTGATCGCATAGAGAACCACTTAATGAAATACGACTCTAAAGGACTTAGTGGTGAGAAGAAAACTATACTACAAAGTGCGCCAAGAGACTTCCCTAAACACAAAGGGTATGAAGTATATATGTATGATTTTTCAACAGACAGAATTGCAACAGCAAGCCAAATTCAAAATGAAATTGGAAACATGTTAGGATTGAAAGATGGTGTGCTAAAAGTAAAAGGCGATGGCGAAACAGACGTTGATGAAAAAGAAGAACACTTTGAACCAGAAGAAGTTCCAGCAAAGGATTTATCAGGTGATGAATATAACGCTTCATTAATTAAAGAATTATTAAAGTTACGTAAAGAAAAGGAAAAAGGCAATGAGTGAATTAGAGAGAATATTAAAACTTGCTGGTAGCCAAGCAAAGGTTGAAGAAACACCAAGCCCGGCTCCAGAAGCAACACAAAGAGAAATGAAGCCAGTGGCACAAGAAGCAGTTGGCGAATTTGCAGAACCAATTTATGATTTAATTGATATGCATTTTGAAGGTGACTGTCAACCAGTATTTGATGATTTAGTTCGTTATTTAAGTGGCGATCAAATTGAAGATTTTGTAGCAGACTTTAGACGTCATCATGAGTTACCAATGGGTGATGAAGAAACAGAAGAGTCAGTTGAACCAACTGAACCATCAACAGAAGAACTTCCAGAAGCAAAAGCAAAACCAGATTTTGCTGACTTAGATGGCGATGGCGATGAAAAAGAAACAATGAAAAAAGCAGCCAAAGATAAAGAAGTAAAAGAAACTACAGAAGAAACTACAGAAGAAACTACCGAAGAGCTTGAAGAAGAAGCTGACAAAGTTGAAGAAGAAACCGAAGAGCTTGAAGAAGTAGCAGTAGCTGAAGACGATAAAGAAGAATTAGAAGAGTCTCCAACAATGGATACTACACAACTAGTTAACATGATGAAAAACGCAGGTTTATCAGAAGAAAAAATTAAAACAAAATTAGACGAATGGGCAAACACACCAGAAGGTGCAGCTGAAGAAGAAGCTACAGAACATGGTGAACCATATGAAAACTTTGCACAAAGCGTTAATCTAAGTTTAAAAAGATACTTAGATGCAGAAAGCATGAAAGTAGGAATCAAAGAACATACAGTAGAAGATCTTAAAGAAGCCTACAAAGCAAAAAAAGAAAAATAAAAGTTCACGTTTCCTCCCAGGTGAATAACAGAGCGGTGTAGTTTTAATTAACTACGCCGTTTTTATTGACTAAATAGTATTATGAGCACAGCAGATACAAAATTAACCAAAACTCCGTATCAAAAAGAAAAGTTTACAGAAGAAGATTTATTGGAATTAGCCAAGTGTGCTGAAGATCCAAAATACTTCTTGATAAACCATTGTTGGATTCAACATCCAACTAAAGGTCGTGTAAAATTTGACTTATTTGATTATCAAAAAGAACTTGTAGACTGTTATCACAACAACAGATACAGTATTGCATTGGTAAGTAGGCAAATGGGTAAATCAACAGCGGCAGCAGGATATCTATTATGGTATGCTATGTTTGTTCCTGATCAAACGATTCTTATTGCAGCACACAAATATTCAGGTGCAAGTGAAATTATGCAACGTATACGTTTTGCATACGAAACACTTCCAGACTTTATACGTGCAGGTGTAACAAGTTACAATAAAGGTAGTTTAGAATTTGATAATGGGTCACGTATTATTGCACAGTCAACAACAGAAAATACTGGACGTGGTTTGAGTATATCATTAGCATACTTAGACGAATTTGCATTTGTGCGTCCTAACATAGCCAAAGAATTTTGGACAGCACTATCACCTACATTATCAACTGGTGGTAAATGTATTATTACAAGCACACCAAATCAGGATGATGACCAATTTGCACAAATTTATAGAGAGGCTGCTAAAGCACAAGATGAATTTGGTAACGACACAGAAAATGGATTGGGATTAAATGGATTCAAATCCTTTAACGCTGATTGGAAATATCACCCAGAAAGAGATGAAGAATGGGCAGAAGAAGAACGCAACAAAATTGGCGAAGAACGTTTTAGACGTGAACACTTAAATGAGTTTATTGCGTTTGACGAGACACTTATTGACAGTATCAAACTATCATTAATGGAAGCAAAACAACCATATGCTAAAATGGGACAGGTGCGTTGGTATAGACCAATACGCAAAGACAAAATATATATGTCATCATTGGACCCAAGTTTGGGAACAGGTGGCGACTCTGCTGCAATACAGGTATACGAAATGCCAGGAATGAAACAAGTAGCAGAATGGCAACACAATAAAACTACTGTTCAAGGTCAGATTAAAATACTACGTGAAATATTAATGTATATAGAAACTGAAACAGATGGTGAAGCAGAACAGTATTATAGTGTAGAGAATAACACACTAGGTGAAGCGGCTTTAGTTGTAATTGCAGAAACAGGTGAAGAATTTTTTCCAGGCACATTCATTAGTGAAACAAAACGGCACGGTAATGCACGTAGGTTTAGAAAAGGATTTACTACAACACATAAAAGTAAACTTACAGCATGTAGTAAACTAAAACATTGGATAGAAACAGATAAACTAGAAATAGCAAGTCAAAACTTATTGGGCGAACTCAAAGTCTTTATTGCACGTGGTAATAGTTATTCAGCAAAAGACGGCGAACACGATGACTTGGTTATGGCACTTATATTAATAGTGCGAATGGCACAAGAAATTGTTAACTATGAAGAATCAGCATTTGAATACCTAGTAGATGACGATGATGACGATTTTATGCAGCCTATGCCTTTTAGTATGTTATAATTTTACGTTTTGGCATAAATAGTATAAAGAGGAACACAATGAATACAGTTGCACAAGAAATATTTAATATTATAAAAGGCGCCAATTACGATGTGGTGTTATTTACTGATTCTGGAGAAAAAACATTAAATTCAGAAGAAGCAACAAGATTTTATGTCAACGAACATGATATGATGGTTTCATTACGTTCAGAAGATAACAAGTTAGAATTATTGGTTCAAATAGGATCAGGTTTTGACATTGACACAAATAAGCCACTGTTAAATAGTTTTAAGAGTGCAGTGCATAAACAAATGGGTGAATATACAGTGAAAAGATTTGATAAAAACATAGAACCAAAAGACTTCTCACATCAAAGCGTGACAGAAGGATTTAGTAAAGCATTTGGTAGCGTAAAAACAAGCTACATACAATTAGAAAACGCAAGATTAATCATTAGACACAGCAAAGGTGTTAATGAAGAAAAGCGTGGAGCGAGAAGCAGAAACATACATAGTTTATTTGTTGAAAATGCAAATAAAGAACAAACAAGATTCCCATACAAATATATGGCAGGTGCTAAAGCTATGGCCATGCATGTTAACCATGGTGGAACATTTGAAGATGCTAAAGGCACAGGCATTATGAATATGTGTAAAGAAGCAACAGAAATGGCACAGTTCCTTACACACGTAAGAAAAAACAAATTAGTTAACGAAGGCAATGCTAACGTAGTTGAAACTATCAAATCGCAATTAAAAAGCATTAAAGAAACAGTAAGAAGTCTCCAAACATTAAGAGGCTATAATAGTTATCAAACAAAAGAAATAGTAGAAACCGAAGAAAACTCGGTTGACATATCCGATAAGTTCTTGTATAATACATTTGAGACTGTAGACATGAATGAAGTCCTTTCTACGGTATCTCGCATTTTTAACGAACGTGAGGGTAAAGATACTATGCATGATAAACTATTAAATGACACAATGGCTATAATCAAATCCGGAGATGATCTTAAATTACATATTGACGCAAACGATCCAGATAACCCTAACAACGAAGATCCAGTAAAATGGAGCGGCGGAATGGGCCCACTTGCTAAGTTAAGTGCGATGTTATCTTATATTGGTATGACAACTAAGAATGATGAATTATTTAATGTGTTAACACAAATGAGTAATGATGTTCATGATATGAAAACTAATAATACAATGTTAGCGGCAAAAATTGCTAACTTCTTGTATAAAAAGGGATCAGCAACAAAAATGGAAGTAGCTGTAACAAAAGAAGAATCTATTACAGATTCTGTAATTGCAGAACTTCGTAAAAGAATTTCCTAAAAAATAGGAAATAGTGCTTGACAGTAAGCACTTAAAGTAGTATACTGTATAGGCTAACAAAGGCAAAACAACTGTATGCAAGTGAATTGTATACTTTATAAAACTAATAAAGGCTATCATAGGCTAACAAAGGAGAAATACTATGGCAACATTAGCAGAAATCCGTGCAAAACTACAAGCACAGGAAAAAGGCCCCAAAGGCGGGGCACAAGGCGGCGACAACGCCATCTTTGCACATTGGAACATCGCAGAAGGTTCAAGTGCAACACTAAGATTCCTACCAGACGCAGATGAATCAAATACGTTCTTTTGGAAAGAACGTCAAATGATCCGTTTGAGCTTTCCAGGAGTCAAAGGACAAGACGAGAACAAACCAGTAATGGTTCAAGTTCCTTGTGTTGAAATGTGGGGCGAGCAATGTCCTGTTCACGCAGAAATTCGTCCTTGGTTTAAAGATCCAGCTTTAGAAGATACTGCTCGTAAGTATTGGAAAAAGCGTTCTTATATTTTTCAAGGTTTTGTTACACAAAACGATTCACCAGAAGACAACACACCAGAGAATCCTATTCGTAGGTTTGTTATCTCACCTCAAATTTATAAAATCATTAGTGCAGCACTAATGGATCCAGAGTTTGAAGAGATTCCTACAGACTATGAAGCAGGAACTGACTTTAAAGTAGTCAAGTCTAGTAAAGGTGGATATGCTGATTATAGCACATCTAATTGGAGCAGACGTTCACGTAGTTTAGATCAAACAGAGCGTGATGGAATTGCAGCAAATGGATTGCATAATCTAAATGACTTCTTACCTAAGAAGCCAGATGCAGATCACTTAAACGCTATCTTTGAAATGTTTGAAGCAAGTGTAAATGGTGAACTTTATGATGTAGACCGCTTTGGAACGTTTTATCGTCCATACGGTGTAGACGCACCAACAAGTGCACCTAAAGTTACACCAGCACCAGCGGAACAAGTTGCGGCACCTGTAGCACCTGCACCAGCAGTTGAAACAGCACCAGCGGCACCAGTTGCAGAAGCGGCACCAGTAACACCTCCACCAGCACCAGCACCTGCACCAGCAGATGCAACAACAGGTCAGGCGGCACCGAGTGCAGAAGACATTCTAGCAGCGATTCGTAATCGTAAGTAAATAACAAAACTTGGGCATGCATAAGCATGTCCAAGTTTCTTAGATTGGAGATATAAATGGCAAAACCTTTTGACGTAAGCAAATTCCGTAAAAGTATTACTAAAGCGGTGCCCGGACTAAGTGTCGGGTTTAATGATCCAGACACATGGATCTCAACAGGCAACTACACACTAAACAAATTAATCAGTAACGACTTTGTAAAAGGTATTCCTTTAGGTAAAGTAACTGTTCTTGCAGGAGAATCAGGTGCAGGCAAAAGTTACATTGCAGCAGGTAATGTAGTTAAGGCAGCACAAGATCAAGGTATATTTGTAGTTCTTATTGATAGTGAAAACGCACTAGATGAGAAATGGCTACATGCACTTGACGTAGATACTGCTGAAGATAAACTACTAAAACTAAACATGAGTATGATTGATGATGTTGCTCGCACAGTGAGTGACTTTATGAAAGATTATAAAGCAGAATATACAGATAAAGAAAAGGAAGAACGTCCTAAAGTATTATTTGTTGTAGATAGTTTAGGTATGTTACTAACACCTACTGATGTTGATCAGTTTCAAAAAGGTGATATGAAAGGTGATATGGGTCGTAAGCCTAAAGCACTAACTTCATTAGTTCGTAACACAGTTAATATGTTTGGTGAGTTTAATGTTGGTATGTTATGCACAAACCATACATATGCATCACAAGATATGTTTGATCCAGATGATAAGATCTCAGGTGGTCAAGGCTTTATCTATGCAAGTAGTATTGTTATCGCAATGCGTAAACTTAAACTAAAAGTAGATGCAGAAGGCAATAAAACATCACAAGTATTTGGTATTAGAGCAGCGTGTAAGGTAATGAAAACACGTTATGCAAAACCATTTGAAAGTGTGCAAGTAGAAATTCCATACGAAACAGGTATGAGTCCATACAGTGGACTAGTTGAATTCTTTGAAGCAAAAGATGTTCTTAAGAAAAGTGGTAACAGTTTAGAATATATTAGCCCGGTAACAGGTGAAGTAATTAAAATGTTCCGCAAACCTTGGAATGCTAATAAAGATAATTGCTTGGATCTTGTTATGAATGAATGGGATATGCAACCAGATCACATAAAAGATAGCGATGGCGAACAACCTAACCAGGAGGTTATTAATGAATCTGAGTGATAACGATTTAGAGTTATTCTTACAAATTTTCGATAAAGCAATAGCACATATACCAGACAAAAATAAAGAAAAGTTTGCAGAAGACTATATCTTTACTTTAGATGATTACGGCGTAGATCTAACAAGACATGCGGTTGAAATAGGTGATCACGATGAACATTTAGACCAAGCACTTGCAGATCACTTTGAAGTCAATGATGACCACGACTCTGACGAAGAATATGCAGAAGAATATTGGGAAGATGAAGATTAATGAGTAACTGGTATCGTAAAGTTTCGCAGAACATGGCAGAGATAGTTTCGGCTATCTCTTTCTATGAACGTGAAATTGATGCCGCCAGGTTTGAGTGTGGTATGAAAGGTGTGTTAGAAAAACACAGTAGAGAAATGCCAGGTATTGTTGAACACAGATTTAATCAATTACAAGAAGTAGAAGCAATATTAGAACATTTAAATACAGAAATGCGTAAACTACGTAGTAGAACATTTCGTAAGTTTTTAGAAAATTACAACAAAGCATTAAGTAGTCGTGATGCAGAAAAATATGTAGACGGTGAACAAGACGTAGTAGACTTACAATATCTAATCAATGATTTTAGTCTAATACGAAACAAATATATAGGTATAATTAAGGCACTTGAAGCCAAAGGCTTTCAAATTAATAATGTAGTTAAACTACGTGCCGCAGGATTAGAAGATATATCACTCTGATAAATAATACTGAGCACAATGATGTGTTACTAAACTCAGGAGTAATAAATGCCCTCACCTTTTAAAACACCATGGCACTTTGATAAATTTAAAGAAGATAAAGAAGGCGAATACGTTAAGATCGCAGGCGTATTAGCAGGCGACTGGAAAGCAGAAATAGAACATGCACGTAGCAAGGGTGTGCGAACTCAAATCTACAACGAACAAAGATACGAGCATGCGGCTAATGTTAAAAGCAAAGATCATGTCGTAGAAGATGCAGACAACCCATATGGAAAGCCAAACACAACTATGTTTCGTAAAGTTAATTACGATAAGTTTCCAGGAGAGTTTCCACAGTTTACAAAGATTACAGACATGTTTTGTTTCAACACAGATGAGAAACTAACATGTAAATTTAACGATCAGTATCCAAATGATCAGTTAATGTGGCACATTGATAACTTACCCGGAAACCCACGCAAGGATAGAGTTATTGACAACCCAGAGTTTAAGTATCAGCATCCTGATAAGATACGTTTTTTAATTACATTAGAAGATCACGAACCAGGACAAATATTTCAATTTGGAAACATTGTGTATACACAATGGAAAGCAGGAACAATATTTGCATGGGATTGGAGCACACTGCCGCATGTTACATGGAATGGTAGTTGGACTAAAAGACCTTGTTTGCAGATAACAGGAACAGCAACAGAAACAACATGGAATTTAGTTGCAAAAGGTAACAAAGAAACCATATATAAAATTTAAAAAAAGTTTAAAAAAAAGGTTGACTTTTCGGTCAAGATGTATTATATTAAATACATAAGCAACAAAGAGTTTAGCGGCTCAATGTTTATAGTGCAAGGAAGAGGCGTTACCTAGGCGTCGAACTTGACTGCTCAGGGGTTATACCCAGGCTTTACCCGGAAAACGGAGGGAGTCACATTGCGGATACGCAGGAGTAGGTGGTAGTGTAGTTAGAAAAGGTATCTAGATGTGCTACTTGGAGGTGCACCCCAGTCCTCCCTATTTTGCTTATTTAAAAACCCAGTTTTAGGACTGGGTTTTTTCTTGACTAAAAAAAGGTTGACAAGTAAGACTTCTTACCGTATACTATTATTATAAAGTTTAATTAGTAGGAGAAATACTATGTCAGCAACACAAGTAAAAAATGATATAAGCAATTATACACCGGCTGAAATATTAGCCATCTCATTTGAAGTATTTGACGCACAAGGCTTTGTTAAAAGCGGATACGGTTATAAAGAACCTACTAATACAGTAGACGAAGATGGAAATCAAATCTACACTGATATTAAAGATAACAAAACAGTTATCATTCAAACCGTAAAAAACTTTAAAGGAAAATACATTCCTAATCAAAAATACGTAGATCAAGCAACCGCAGAAATTGAACGCATTAATGGTAAATTAATGATGAAAAAACTTGGCGGTGGCCTTACTAACTTTGAAAGTGGACTAGTAAGAGCAACCTCTGATGATGTTAATAATTTCCATGTAAGTATTCTTGCAAGTGTTCCAAATTCTTTAAAGATTGACCAGAAGCGTGAAGCACTTAACGACACAATGTCTCAACTAAAGCATATAAGCCAATATGTTGGTAAAAAAGGCGCTCGCTATGACATTGAAGTAGATGTAATAGATGTTAAGTTTATACAGTCAAGTGACGTTTACATGATTACATGCGTATCTGATAACCGAGATATTGTTAAGTTTTGGTGGAGAGAACAGCCAGATCTAACTGATATTATCGAAGGCAAAACAATAACTATACGTGGAACTGTTAATAAACAGGAATTAAGCAAGTATAGTAACGCAAAAGAGACTCTTTTTAACAGAGTTAAGCTAACTTTAGTAAAATAATTTCAAAAAAAGTTTTAAACCCTTGATATATAAGGGTTTTTTTCTTGCTGATTTAGTTGACAACCAAGACATCTTGCTGTATAATATAAGTATATTAACAATAAAGGAAGGACGTAAAAATGGCACAATTTAAACTATACCAAATACACTTAACAGACGCTGAAATTGACTTAATCAATGCAGAAGGGCATGATGCAGTTCATAAGCAGTCTTTAAAGTTAGACATGGGTCTTAGTAAGAGTGATACAGGAATGGTTGCCGGTGATGCATTTAGACGTGGATATTACACACATGTATCAAACATTACTGCTGATAATCTTGATGGTGTATTTCATACAGGTAACATGGGTCCAGAAGAAAACATTGAGCGTTTGGCTCCAATGTATTCATGTTCAGTAGGCGACATTATTGAAGACGAAGCAGGTAATAAACAAGTTGTTGCTAACTTTGGTTTCAAAGAAGTAGCGTAAATTAAAGGTTGACAAGTAAGACATCTTACTGTAATATATAATTATAAATTAACAAATAGGAGTTGTTAAATGCAAAAGTTAGTTACTAAAAAACGTGGGCGTCCTTCGAAAGCAACTAAACTAATTGAAGTTGTAAATGATGCAGTTGATAATCCAAATGAAAGCGATGATCAGATTATTGAACGTATGCGTGAACGTTTTAGTATCTTAGATGATATGACACAAGCGTCAATTGATGGCGTTGTGCGTGGTATGGTTGTTACCGGACCTCCAGGCGTTGGTAAGTCATTTGGTGTAGAAGCTGTTTTAGAAAAGAACAGTTTGTTTGATAAACTTGCAGGCAACAAGATGCGTTTTGAAGTTATCAAAGGTGCCTCAAGTGCAATTGGTTTGTATAAAGTTTTGTTTGAAAATGCAGATCGTAATAGTGTTCTTGTGCTAGACGATTGTGATACAGTGTTGTATGATGAGACAAGTCTTAACTTGCTTAAAGCGGCACTTGACTCAAGTAAAAAGCGAACACTAAACTGGAATACAGACAGTGCATTGCTACGTCGAGAAGGTATTCCAGATAGCTTTGAATTTAAAGGTAGTGTTATCTTTATTACTAACCTTAAGTTTGATAAGGTGCGTGGTAAGATTAAAGATCACTTAGATGCTATCATGTCACGTTGTCACTACTTAGATCTTACAATGGATACAATGCGTGAAAAAGTATTACGTTGTAAGCAGATTGTTGCAGATGGTATGCTTAACGAATATCAGTTTAGTGCAGCGGAACAAAATGAGCTTATGGCATTTTTGTTAGATAACAAAGAAATAATGCGTGAAATTAGTTTGCGTATGGTTACCAAACTTGCAGACCTTAAGAAGGCAATGGGCGGCGAGAAGTGGAAACGTGTTGCAGAAGTTACATGTATGCGTCGACTGTAATAAAATAAAATAAGATAATAAAAAAGGCTTGGTCGACAAGCCTTTTTTTATGACATAAATATTAACATGGAATTTGTAATAAAAGCAATCATAGGCGGATTAATTGTTGCAGGCGTTGTTACGGCAGCTCAGCGTGGTAATCCTACACTCGGTGCATTAATACTTGGCATACCATTAGGTAGTATTATCAGCATCGTCTTTATGTATTACGCAGGAGTTGATGTTAAAGTATTCCAACAACTAGCACAAGAAACAATATATTTTGTTTTAGTTAGTTTAGTGTTCTTTCCAATATTTGTCATTACATTAAATCACTGGAACTTTTGGGTATCACTTTTAAGTTCAATCTCAGTAACAATGATTGCATTGTTATTCCTAAAACATTACTTAGAAAATTAATAATATGATATTAAATAAAGCAATAAGTATATTGTATTCACCTGGACATGGCGGAGAATTTTTATCATGGTTGATAGGACAAAATCCAGCATTTGCACCAGTTCAAACTAGCATCAATGATAACAATAAATGGGACCTTCAAAATGTAGTCCGGTTTTTTCATACAGAACCTGTGCCGCTCAAAGACACTGGAATTAATTTTTCCACTAATTTAATTAATATACAACGAGATCATACCCTAACCGCCAATGACCCTAATTATTTTAAATACAGAATAGAGCCATGGAATAAACATATGACTATTTTTTCTCGTATTGGATCATCTGCGGGTATTGAGTGGCATCGTAGATTATATTATAAAAAATTATCTGGAGGAACTTTTGGCCAAGACCAGTTACCTATAGAAGATATAAATTATATTACAATTGATCCTTATGAACTATTAAAGTTACATAACATTGACGCATGGGTTCAGTTACAATGCGAATTATCTGATTATTTTAAAGAACAAATATGTTTTGATAATAAAACAAATAGTAAGTTGATTGAATTTTGGAGCAAAAGCAATTGACAAAATGCTCTAAGTGTTGTATAGTAGTAGTATGAATTGTAATATAGTAATCAAAGACGAAGTAAATTGTAAAGTCGAAGGACTCGATTTGACCACCCGTAAAAAATGCGAGAAAGAACTAAAGTTCTTTATGCCGTATGCATTTCATGTGCCAGCATACAAGTTAGGTAGATGGGATGGATGTGTAAGCTTCTTTAGTGTGGGCGGTGTAACATATGTTAATTTACTTGATAGGGTTTTACCTATTATTATGGATAATGGTTATTCTATTACTGTAGATGATAAACGAGAAACTAACGAAGCATTTGATTTTTCAGCAGTAGACGAATCTACATTTGCACACAAGACTTGGCCAGAAAAGCATCCTATTGCAGGACAGCCAGTTGTGCTTAGAGATTATCAAATTACTATCGTAAATAAATATCTTACTACGCCACAATGCTTGCAAGAAATTGCCACTGGTGCTGGTAAGACACTGATCACAGCAGCTCTATCTGAACGAGTGGAAAAGTATGGAAGGTCAATTGTTATTGTCCCAAACAAAGATTTAGTGAGACAGACATTTGATGATTATGAGAATTTAGGACTTGACGTCGGAGTTTACTTCGGCGACAAAAAAGACATAGGACGCACCCATACAATATGCACATGGCAGAGTTTAAATAGTATCAGGAAAAGATTCAGAGATGGTCTAGACGATATGAGTTTAAGAGAGTTTACAGATGGAGCTGTTTGTGTTATTGTAGACGAGGTTCACCAAGCAAAAGCAGACGTCTTAAAAGATATGCTTACTAAGGAATTTGCACACATTCCATTACGTTGGGGATTAACAGGAACTATACCAAAAGAAGATCATGCCAAAGCAAGTTTGCAGGCATGTTTAGGTGAAGTTACAAACAAACTAAGTGCAAGCGAATTACAAGACATGGGAGTTCTAAGTAACTGTCACGTTAACGTAGTTCAACTAAAAGAAACAGCGGTATATAACAATTATCAAAGTGAGCTAACTTACTTAACAACAGATAAAGAACGTATGCAGTATCTTAGCAAATTTATTTCAACAGTTGCTGAATCTGGTAATACACTTGTGTTAGTAGATAGAATTAAAGCAGGAGAGATAATTGCAGAAAATATACCAGGTGTTACTTTTGTTAAAGGGGCTATGAAAGTCACTGACAGAAAGGACGCATATGATGAAATTAATGAAGCAACTAATAGCATCACTGTCGCAACCTATGGCGTGGCTGCCGTTGGTATTAATATTCCACGTATATTTAACCTTATACTTCTTGAACCTGGGAAGTCGTTTGTTAGAGTTATCCAATCAATAGGACGTGGAGTGCGTAAAGCCGAAGACAAAGATTTTGTGCAAATTTGGGATGTGACTAGCACAGCCAAGTTTAGCAAAAAGCATCTTACTGAACGTAAGAAATTTTATAAAGAAGCCAATTATCCTTTTACTATTGAAAAGACTGATTGGCGTTAAGAGAGAAATAAATGAAAATATTAACCGTAGAAAACGAGACGTATGATCTAGACGAAATACCAGAAACTATTGATGATTTAAGATATGGTATTTTAGATTATACAAATCCATTAAATGTAGATTATTATTTTATTCCCTTGGTGTTTTTAGAAAGCTTCTATGCACCTGCGGCAATTTTACAAATTGGAAACACTACAATCAGTATGCCACTTGATTGGCATATGGTTATATGTGATTCAGAAGTAGGCGATCCAGAAGTAATGAGTCTTATGAGTCTAAACGATAGAGGATTTACAGCATTTGCATTTAATCCAATTACAGGATTTAGTGCCCAATACATAGATGTATCAATTGTAAACATATACAGTGATGTTAAATGGTATGCACCTAAACTAAAATATGGACACTTATTATGTGTTCCAATTAGCGACAAACCAAATTCGCCTTGTGTATTATTTGTCAAAGATGCAAATAAATTACCTGAAGTTCTTGACATTGAACAACTTTGGTAGTATAGTAACAACATGAGTAAGCTAAACATTAAAGAAGAAATGAGATCTATTGACGCTAAAGATAGAGCGTGGTATGACAGCCTCACAGATGATGAGAAAAAGAAACTTGGCTTATGGTTATTGATGCGTTATACAAGTAATGCAAGCGGCAAGAATGCTGAACATTATTTAGAATGGACTAACGAAGCAGTTAATGTGCATTTTAACACAATAAGAAAACACCCGCAGTTGCAATACCAATTGCTACAATTAGTTGGAATAGGTTCTACGGTATTCCATCCTTGGATAGCACCAGGTAAAGCAGGCAAGAAAAATAAATTACAGAATTGGTTTGTAGAAAATTATTCACATCTAAATGATGATGAAATTGATATTATGTTAAGCAGTAGCAAAGATGAAATTAAAATATTGCTACGTGAATATGGATTAAAGGATAAAGAAATAAAAGATCTAATTGGTAAACTTAAATGACGCAAGTTTTTAAATGCGAATATTGTAATAAAGTATTTAAGCGTGAAAGCACTTTGTCTGTGCATATGTGCGAACGTAAACGTAGATACATGGCTAAAGAAGATAAAGATGTGCAACTTGCATTTAGATCATATCAATTGTTTTATCGTATAGGGACAAATTCAAAAAGTGCTAAATCATTTGATGACTTTGCATCAAGTCAGTATTATACTGCATTTGTAAAGTATGCAAAATATTGTATAGAATTACGTGTAGATGATGTTGAAGAATATACACGTTGGTTATTAAAAAACCAAGTAAGAATTGATAGATGGACAAGCGATAGAAATTTTAGTGCTTGGATTAAAACAAGATTAAAAACAGAAAGTGCAGATAGAGCCATAGAAAGAACTATATTGTTTATGCATGAATGGGCTAAAGAAACTAAGCATGAATGGAACGAATACTTCCGTCTAGTAGCGCCAAATCTTGCAGTATTTCACATCTGTAGTGGTAAGATTAGTCCATGGGTAATGTATTCAAGTTCGCAAGCACAAAGGCTATTAGAGAAGCTCTCAACCGAACAAATACAAATGGTAACAGATTATATAGATCCATATCATTGGCAACGTGTTATGAAAACACATGCCGAAGATTTTAAATGGGTAGAAGGTATTATGGAAGAAGCACACTTATGATAGTAAACACAGACATTGATATTGACGTAGCAGATAGAACTAAGTTATTAGACCTAATAAAACATACACCTGCAATGATTAATGATAATGGTAGACGTAAAAAACACAATACCGGAGTTTATTTCCATGAAATGCCAAGTGATCCGTTTACAGGGTTAAGCACCATTGATCATAAAGAAGCAGAAGCAAAAGGCTATTTTAAATTAGATGTGTTAAATGTAAGTGTTTACAAAGATGTTGAAAGTTATGACCAATTAGAAAAATTACTTGCAATGAAACCAATGTGGGATTTACTTGAACATAAAGAAGTTGTTGAAAAATTATTTCATATACATGCACACTATAATATTGTAAGCAAAATGAAACCAACAAGCGTTGAACAACTTGCAGCCGTGCTGGCAATTATTAGACCGGCTAAACGTGGGTTGCTAGGAAAAGATTGGGATACAGTGTTTGCTACAGTTTGGGACAAGCCAGTAAATGGAACATATTATTTTAAGAAAGCACACGCAATAAGTTATGCAATGGCTATTGTATTACAACTTAATATGTTAGTTATGGGTTTTTCTTTAAAAGACTGATATTACGTCTTTTAATTCTTTTGGTAATACTGTCACTTAATCTTACTTCAGGTCCTGCAATCACTTCCATTTGTTTTATATTAAAACTTTGACTAGTATAACTAAACGGCCATCTGTTTAGCAATGCAATATTAATAGGTAATTTTCTATTAGTTTCCCACCACCATTCTTCGCCTAGTTCTAAAAACTTTTGTCTTTCTTCATTGGTGCTTAGTCTATCATACACATACATAGTAGCTATTTGATTATCTATGTTTTGCATAATTCCAAGGTATTCGTTTCCTGCATATTCTATGACAGTTAAAAACGGAAATTCTTCAAGTAATGTTTGATATTTTTTAATCATTGTATGTGTATTTATTTTAAAATTTTTCTTTGGTTTTTGCATAAATACATACACAGGAGAATATGAATGTCAAATTATGCAACTACTTATAATATTAATCAAACAGGCGACTTATACGCCGTTGATGCCTCAGGTAATAAAGCAGGACTAGGTAACTATGCTTCGTCAACTGGAACTACTATAAACTCTCCTGTTAATTACAGGTTCTTAAAGTTATTTAGCGGTTTAGATAATGAGTTTATTTTTTACGTAAAAAACACTGATCGTAAACCAATTCAACTACATGGAACAACATTAACTGCTAATGTAGTTAATAGAGAGACCCAAGTAAAATTATTATCAAAGAAATGTCAAATTGTTGACTATGATGAAGGCAAAGTTAAACTGATTTTAACATCAGGTGAAACGAGTGCAGTTCAAACAGGTTTCCTTGATCTTGTATTTACCTATGTAAATTCCCAAGGTTTAAATCTTCCATTATTTGTTGATCAAAATCTAAGACCAAACTATACAGTTGAAGTAAGTGATCAAGCACAAAGCATACCACTGTTATCAGCATCCACTGATACATTTGTATTAAGAGATGGATTCTATTACAGTAGCCATTTACCAGGTCCTGGTGCAAAAAACAAAGTTAATGGAATGGTTACATTGGCAATATATGCCACTAACTATACAGGTGACTTTTACATACAGGGTGCATTAGAAGAAAACCCTGAAGAAAGCGACTGGTTTAATATTATATTAGGAACTTATACCGAAGAACACTATCCATATGTCAATCAAACTGGTATTGATCCATGGACATTTAGAACTAATATAAAATATATTAGAGCAAAATTCACACAAACACAAGGAACACTTGACAAAGTCATCATAAGAGTGTAGTATATACACATGAGCTTAATGATCGACTACGTTAGAAATCTGGTTCCGGTTAACTGGAAACAAAGTCCAAGTGGCTGGCATTCTGGTAATTGTCCGATGTGTGTAACAAATGGACAATCAAGACCAGATACACGTGGAAGAGGTGGTTTTCATTTTGAAGATGATAAGTTTCAGTATCATTGTTTTAATTGTCATTACAAGACAGGTTTCTCACCTGGTAATAAAATTAATGATAGATTAAAAAAATTATTAGTGCAATTTGGTGCAGATCCTACACAAGTGCAACGATTACAACTAGAGTTGTTACGTGAACAAGATATTGCACAATCATTAATGGTGCAAGAACGTAGAAAGAAATTAGTAATTGATTGGCCTACAGTAGCATTGCCACAAGATGCTAAACCTTTTATGGAACATACACCAACACCTGACTGGACAGAAGCAGTAACATATCTAACAGATAGAGGACTTGATATAACAGATCCTAGACTGATGTATAGCCCTGCTAAATTGCCAGCAAGAATGTTTAAGCGTTTTGTAGTTCCATTTTATTATAAAGGTAATGTTGTAGGATATACAGCAAGGTGGATAGGTAACCCACCAGATAAAATGCCAAAATATTTTAATCAACAACCACCTAAAAATTTTGTGTATGGATTAGATAGACAGCATGCTGACAAAGAAATTGTTATATTGACAGAAGGCCCATTAGATGCTATAATAACAGATGGGATCAGTGCAGGCACTAATACTATTAGCGATGAACAAGCAGACGTTATTTTAAGTTTAAACAAACATATTGTTGTGTTACCTGATGCCGATAAGGCAGGCATGCAAATGGTCAACGCAGCAGTTAAGTATGGCTGGAGTGTTGCATTTCCCGAATGGGATGATTGCAATGATGCCGGCGATGCCTTAACAAAATACGGTAGATTATTTACAGTGCGTAGTATATTAAATAGTGCAGTAAGTAACCCAACAAAAATACAAGTTTTAGGAAGGAATTATTGTAAATGAGTGAACAAAAAGAATACACACTAGAACTACAAAAATTATTTGTAGAGTTTATGGCACATGATCAAGATTTATTTGTTCGTGTAAATGGAATATGTAATTCAGAATTTTTTGCAAGAGAATTACGTAAAACAGTAGAGTTCATTCAAGACCATGCAAACGAATATGGTGCATTACCAACACATGAGCAGATTGTAGCAACAACTGGTTTGGAATTACAAAGTTTAAAAGATATTGATCCTAGACATCACGATTGGTTTATAAACGAGTTCGAAACTTTTTGTAAACACAAAGCATTAGAAAGTGCAATATTAGATTCAACTGATTTACTTGAACAAGGTGAGTTTGGTGCAGTAGAAAGAATGATTAAAGATGCAGTAGGCATCGGACTTGCTAAACACATGGGAACAGATTATTGGGAAAACCCAATGGAACGTATTGAACGTGTTCGTAACCAACGAGGTGGAACAAGCACAGGTTGGACTGAAATTGATAAAAAACTATATGGTGGATTTAATAGAGGTGAATTAAATATATTTGCTGCACCATCAGGTGGTGGTAAAAGTTTGTTCTTGCAAAATTTAGCATTAAATTGGGCGTTAGATGGAAAGAATGTATTATATATTAGTTTGGAACTTAGTGAAGAACTATGTAGTATGCGATTAGATAGTATGCTTACAGGATATAACACAAAAGAAGTATTTAAAAATGCAGAAGACGTTGGATTAAAAGTTGGAGCAATTAGTAAAAAAGCAGGTAACCTACAAATTGTGCAAATGCCAAATGGTATTACAATAAATGATGTAAATAGTTATATGAAAGAGTTTGAAGTAAAGAATAACGTTAAATTAGATGCAGTATTACTTGATTATTTAGACTTAATGATGCCAGCACAACGTAAAGTGCCACCAAGCGACTTGTTTATTAAAGATAAATTTGTATCTGAAGAATTGCGTAACTTTGCAGTAGAACAAGACTTACTATTTGCAACAGCATCTCAGTTAAACAGGGCAGCAGTAGAAGAAGTAGAGTTTGATCACTCTCATATTGCTGGTGGTATTAGTAAAATTCAAACAGCTGACAACGTAATTGGTATTTTTACAAGCACAGCAATGCGTGAACGTGGACGCTATCAAATTCAATTTATGAAAACACGTAGTAGTGCCGGAGTTGGGCAAAAAGTAGACTTAGCATTTGATATTGCAGGTCTACGTATAACAGATTTACCAGAAGATGAAGAATCAACAACAATGCATCAACCTAGTGCAATGCTAGATAAAATAAAAAGAAATACAAATGTAACACATCAAGAAAAAACTATTGCAGAAGAAAGTATTATTGAAGATACTGATGCTACTGACAGATTGCGTAGTATGTTGAAAAAAGTCAACAAATAACCATAAAGTAGATAAATACAAGTAATAACAGTTGGAGTTTGAGCTGATGAAAAAAAGAACACGCAGTTTATTAGAAGAAATTAACAATCTATCACCCACAAAAGATAGAATTAATATATTAGAATCACGCGGCACCAATGCCATCAGTGCGATTATGAATGTATTAGAAATGGTAGATTCAAATTACAGTGAAGAAGAAGCTCAAGATATCCAAAAAAGAATAATGCTTAGTATTAAAAATAGAGATCCTGAACGTTTTAATAGAGGTATTAAGAATTTAAGGAATAAAAAATGAAAATAAATGATATTGTCGGCACTAAAAAGCGTAAAGACCGCAATAACAGAAAGCACCGAAAGGTTCAGCCTGACAATTTATATAAAGTTAATGTAAAAAAGCTATCTGAAGGCGGTGCAATGAATGGTGTCGGTGCAATTCATCATACTGAAATTGATGCCACAATAGATGCATTAGAAAAGTCATTGGGTGTTCCATTAAAAGCAAATGTTTTAGGTTCTGTTGGTAAAAAAGAATTTAGTGGCGATATTGATGTTGCTATTAATATAAAGCCAGAGCAATTAAAAGACTTTGCAGCAAAATTAGAAGCATCGCCGTTAATACAAGATATTAAAAAATCAAGTGTGTTTATGACATCAGTTGATATTGTTGGATACGATGCAACAAATACCAAGCCAGGATTAAATAGAACAGGTAAAGTCCAAATTGACTTCATGCCTGGCGACCCAGATTGGATGAAAACATACTATCATAGCCCACACGAAAAAGGCTTTGACAAAGAAGGTGGCAGATCAAGTCAATATAAAGGCACATTTCGTAATATTATGTTAGCAACAATGGCTGCTATATATCAGTCAAAGGAATCAGATGAAAAGATTGAAGATGGACGCTCTGTAGAACAACAACGTTGGTTATGGAGCCCGTCAGACGGATTAAATTGGATATCACGTAAACCTAAGCCCAAAGCAAATGGCGAAGGGTATACAAAAGCAAGAATTGATACAGTATTAAAAGGACCAATTACAAATACACAAGAAATTGCAAAAGCACTTGGGTTAGATGGTCCAGAAGATTTATATAGTTTTGAAACACTATTAGCAACGATCAAGAAAAACTATCCAAGCGATGTTTATACTAAAGTAGTAGATGCATTTAAAGATAATAGACAAATTCAATCAATGGGTATCCCATCAGAATTAGAGGATACACCAAATGAAAATTAATCAAATTATAATGGAAAAGGCCAGTGGCGCCAGAATCCAACACTTAGAAGATTTAATTATATGGGACGGCAAAGTAGGCGCCCAAAAAGCAATCTCATCATTACACAGTTTAGAAAGTAACCCAAGTGATACAACTATCAAATGGGACGGCTCACCAGCGGTTATATTTGGTCGCAATGAGAATGGTGAATTTGTTCTTACAGATAAAAGTGGATTTGGTGCTAAAGGTTATAATGGTAGATCAAAATCACCAGACGAAATGGAAGCCATGTTAAAGAACCGTCCAGGTTATGCTAAAAACCCACAAGGGTATGGAGACTTTATTGGACAAATGAAAAAAGTTTGGCCTGCATTTGAACAAGCAACTCCAGAAGATTTTAGAGGTTATGTTCATGGTGATTTACTTTGGTTTGATACGCCAGGAATGGAAGAAGATAGATTATCATTTATGCCAAACACAACAAAGTATACAGTTGATCCAGCAAGTGACATTGGCAAGAAAATTTCTAACAGTAGTGTTGGTGTTGTATTACATGCACACATTGATTTAGAAGGAAATAAAAGTAAAGTAGATACTACTAGATTCCAAGAAGGGCCGTTGTTAGCAATGCCTCCAGTATCAATTACAGACGTTCCTGATATTGAAAGTGCTAAGTTAAGTGAACTTGAAAACTTTATTACATCAGCAGGAAATGATATTGATGCAGTATTGGCTCCACCAGCAGATTTAAAAATGAAAAACTTCCCAGACATTTTATACATGTATATGAATAACCTAGCAAAAACTAGATCGGTAAATAGTATTGGTAGTAAACATTTTGTTAATTGGTTAACCGCAGATGGTTCTAAAGTAAGTAAGGCAAAACAAGGTAGACTTGTAGAATACTTAAAACAGCACCAAAAAGGATTAGACGCCGTATTTGCATTTATACGTAGTATAGGACCTATTAAAGATAATATTATTGCACAACTAGATGCCAACCCAGCTGATATTGAAGCAACAACAGCCGGACAAAAAGGCGGCGAAGGTTATGTAATTGGCAAAGATGTCAAACTAGTAAATAGAGCAGGCTTTACAGCCGCTAATATGGAAAAGAATAACTAGATGTATAAAGAGAATATATAATGAGTGATATAGTAAAACAATATTCAGAAGAAAATAACGGAAAAGAACTTTCATTTATGCAATCGCTTGGCGAAGCACGTATGTATAAATCGAGATCGCAGATTTCAAGTGAAGGAGCTCGTAGTATTACCAATCATGCTTTTGTTAGTATGTTAAGTTTATACACAATGAGTCAAGATTACGATGCGGCACCTACTGCTAGTAAATATGCAAAAGCAACAATTTCTAGAGGGAGCTTTTCACAACCTAGCCCAGGAGGAACAGACTTATATCAAACATTGTTTACATTAAGCAAACCAGAAGGAATGTTTAAGAATGAAAAAGATGCACTATTAATGAATAAAGTCAACTTTAATCCTACTAAAACTAAAGCATTTTTAAGAAGAATGCAAACAGGACAAGTAACACAAGGTGAAGCTCAAACTTTCTTTTTTAGATTAGAAAAAGATCTTGCAATTACTGATCCAAAATTAAAAGCAGCCAGAAGGTTAGCACAGAATTGGGGCGGCTTAACTACAGCACAACGCACACTAGTAGGATCACAACTTGATAGACATTATAGAGCAAATGCTTTACGTAGCGACATGTATCCGTTGTTTAAACGATTTGCAAAAAATAATGCCTTGATTGCAGGTAGTGGAATAACTAAGAAAATTGCTAAACGTATCGCAAGAGGTGCCGCAGCATTTGCCGTTGGATACGCTGCCGGTAAAGCTACAGAATTATAAGACATGTATACAAAAAGTAATCAGCGACCCACAGAAGTCATTGGTCGTAATACATCTTTCTATTCAATTTATACGTTAATAGATGTAACCGATTCAAATGTATCTAGTCCTAAAATAAATGCAAAAAAGTTTTATCAAAGTCAAAATTTGAATACATTTATGCAAGTAATTGGATTAAGAACACAACCAATTATAAGTAGTGTTGTTAAACTAGAATCACAAAGCATGTCAACTCATAACTTTGGTAATGATTTTACTGGATCACAGACTGTTTGGATACTAAAATTTGTATCAGAAACAGACGGTGCATGGAAAAAAGATGATATTGAAACCGCATTATTGCTAGAAGATTTTAACTTTGTTCCTATACATGATAATTTAGATGAAACAGTAACAATAGATGGAGATATTATAAATACTGATAATGAAGATAAGTTAAATACCTACTTCAAATTTAGTGAAAACATATAAATAGTAGTATATACTACGACAGTATATAAAAGAAACACAGCTCTTTAATAGACTGCAAACAGGATGAACAGATAAATGGCAATGCAACAGTCAAGACTTGAGCGTGAAAACTTAGAAGCACACGTAGATTTATGTGCAGAGAGGTATCGCGTTTTGGAAGAAAAATTTACAAGATTAGAAAATAAGGTCGATGACCTTGTGGACTCTGTTCAGAAGTTAGCCGACAAGGCTACAGCAGATAAAGTTTCAGGGAACAAATTAGTTCTTGGAGCTGCCGCAACAGTTATTGCAGGATTACTATCTACTATAGTATTATTATTGCTGAACCTTCAGGGAATGCAAGGGTTTATACCACCAGGATAATAGTAATGATATTAAATGAGTCATATAGTAACGTTGTTACAGAAGCTAAAGTAGTATATGCCAGACGAGGTAAAGCAGTTACTACTAAGTTTAGATGCACAGTAGGACCAAGAAAAGGTCGTGTTGTAGCCTCTCCAGCTCAATGTAGCAAACCTATAGATTTAAAAAAGAGATTCGTGCTTAAAAAAACGAGAATGTCAAAAGGTTCACGTATGATGAAAAAAGCACAAAGAACAAAAAGAATAAGTCCACAAAGTAGAATTGTGAGACAATTAAATAAAGCGAGAAGATAACATGGCAGATTCATTAATAAATAAAGTTCAAGAATTTTTAACAGATAATAATATTAAAATAGAACAAGATCTATTATCAACTTCGCTAAGAGAATTAAATTTCAGTCAAACACTTAATTTAATGGATAGTCTAAAAGTGAATGATAAAAACGCAGTATTAGAATTATTAAATATTAATGCTTCAGTAACAGAAGAAGCAAATGATGTGTATACAACAGACACAGATGACGGTGAACTAGCAGATTATACAATGCACGGATTAATTGACAAGATTGAAGATTACTATCATGATAAAAATGGTAGTGACGAGCTTGATGTTCAAATTGGCGATGATGATGTTTTCATTGGCAACGATCATTTTAGCATTTACAAAAACAACGAAGATTTAGGCGATAACCTATACAACGAATTAGAACAAGAAGATATTGCAGCCGGACGCGGTCCATACCAACATAAATTATCTGGTGATGACTTAGAAAGATCAAAAACAATGACACCAGATCAAATAAAAGTATTAGCAAAAGTAGAAGCAATAGACACTGATGTAGAAGAAGCATATGGAACAGTAGGAACACAACAAGCATCAGCTTCGACAATTAAAGCACAAACAACAAAAAACGACAATAACCAGCGTGACTTTACAAACAATCAACAAGATCAACAAAGATCTGCATCAAATGTTCAACGCACAGTAGCAGGCGGTAATAAACAAGCAACAGGACAAGGCGCAGCAAGATCAGTTGGAGCAGATCCAGATGATGTCGAACGTGGACAAAATGCAGCACAGTCAAACGCAAACGCAGAATTATCAAATCAAAATGCAGCTGAAATTGAAAGATTAAAGCAACTCGCATACGGGAGACGTTAATGAGATCTATATTAGGCCCAGGCGGAATCCCGACATTTGTAAACAAATTAGAAAACAAAGTATATGAATGCATGATGGAAGAAAGAGTATGTAAAGACGACCTTTCTGAACGTGATGTATATCTTATGCAAAGTCTAGTAAATAAGAATTTAGTTAACAAACAAGTAGAAGGCAAAAAAGTCTACTACAAACAAGCGAGGAGTATATAATGCCATCATCTGACGATGTCCAAGGAATGCAAGACATATTAAATAAATTAGCAAACGCAACAGAACAAAAATCAACACCAGTAGTTACTGACAAATCAGTAGCACCTGGAAATGTTTCATCTGATGCAAAAGCCATGTATGAAATATTACAAAAATTAGATGAAGCAACCACCAACGCTACAAAGAAAACAATTACACAAAAAGATACAGAATCTTCTATGTTAACAGCAGTTGCACTTAAAGAAAATGACAATATTACTATTAATGGTAATTATAATGTTGAGATAGTGCAAAAATATGTAATTGATGGGGTTAAAAAGAAATACTATAATGTTAAAGATGCAGAAGGTAATATGTTATACGAAGACGTAGCATTATTTGAAAGTGCTATGGGAATCGTTAAACATTTGATGTTTAACAAAACACAACAACAATACAAAGTAGATCAAATTGCAAAGTTAGATGAGCGTTATGCTGGATATTTAACAGAAGCAGCTATGTATAAACAAAAGTCAATGACTTTAACTGAAAGTTATAAGACAGATGTATATATAGCCAAGCAAGGAAATGCAATACAAAAGATGTCAAATTGCAAAAAACAGATCAAATCACTGCTCTAAGCATAAATACAATATAAGTATATTAATCAGAAAAATGGGGTTCTAAAATGGAATTACAACAATTAAAAGAAAACAAACTAACAACACTCAAGCGTGTGCTTGATGATGTTTTTAGTCTAAAGTTAGACTTTAATGCACCTAGCTCTAAGTTAGAAGCAATACAAGAGTCTACACAAAGAAAAATTACAGATCTTCGAGAAAACGGCCAAGACGTTAGTAACAAAGATTTTCAAAAGCTACTACTAATTGCGGAAGGAATGGATATGGCAATAGAAAAAAAGAAGCTAGAAGAATCGGCTGATTTAGATCAAGCCGAAGTCCTACTAGCAGCAAAACAAATGGCAGATGACTTACAAAAGATGGCCGAAAACTTAGCAAGTATGCAAGTTGAGGACCTAATGAGTATTCATAATGCTATGAAAGAACAAGTTGGAACAGCAGAAGCAGATGCATTTAATTCAAGTGCCGAAGCAGCTATTGGCTCAGCTCTAGAGGCAGTTAAGTCTGCAAACGAGCAAGTTGGAAATGCAGTATTAACAGCACAAGGTATGGCACCAGAAACATCAGACATGGATATGCCTGTAGAACCAGAAGGTGACATGGAAGCAGGTCTTGACGCACCATTAGATGCACCAATGGATGACGAATTTGGTGGAGCAGATGCAATGGATGCCGATTCCGACATGGACGGACGTGAGATGAAAGAAGATGCATACTTGGCAGCAGTTCGCACAATTAAAGAAGCACAAGCCGAAGGCAAAGTTTCTCCAAGTATTCTTAAGCAAGCGTTTGCACAGTTAAAGAAGTAAAAAATGAGGTATAACGATTTAATAAGGCATACTCTAATAGATATGTTGTCAGTAATGACAGCGGAAGAAGCCACATCAGTATCGTTAGAAACATTAGAAAAAACATTAGATGCACAAAACATGCATGTCGATGGACAAGAACTACGTGAACTACTTGATAGTATCCCCATTGTAAATACTATAAAAGATAACGTAGTTTTCTTTAATCACGACGGCGATGTTGATGCACCTGATCCAGAAAAACAAGACAAGACAGTTGCAAAACTGGCTAAGAAAAAAGTAGATAAAGAGATGAGCAAATGAACATAGGATTAAACGCAGCACAGGCAAGAGCAAAAAGTTCACAAGATATGATTGTATTCGATGAATGCACAGCAATCATGCGAGCCGTAGTTACAAAAAGTGTTGCAGGTGATTACGATACATATGTATCCGATGGAACTACAATGACAGAATCCACACCAGCCACAATTAAAATTGGCACAGTAAATAATCCTACAATTTCAGCAGGCGACACCTTTATTATTAATGGAAGCACAATTACATTAGGAACTTCCGGAACAAATTTAAATTCTGTTATAGCAGATATAAATGATGCTGGTGTTACAAATGTAACAGCAAGCAAAGACGCAGGTTATTTAGTTTTAAATATAACTTTACCTGCATCTACAACATGGTCATACGAAATAGGATCAGGCACGGCAAATACAGCATTAGGTTTTACAGATGGCATATATGTCCCTCCTACACCCGATAGCACTACTTATTTCACATCATGGCAAGGCACTATCACAGATAGAGCTTTGGAAAATCAAATGAATTCAGTTATTAAATATTTTAATAACTTGGGTTATAAATTAGAAAGATTAACTAACTCAGCTACAGGAAAAACATTCAAGTGGCATATATATTGGTAATTAAAGGAGCATAAACAATGGCACATAAAATGACAGTAAAAGTTTCACCAGCATTATTAGATAGTGCAACCGGATTAGGTGAAGATAAAGTATTATCAGAAGAAGCCGCAGCTATACACGAACAATTTGTAGCAGAAGGCAAAATTACATCTCAACAACAATCTAATGAGAATACCGAAGATGGATCATATACACTGACAACTATTTTCGTTGACTCAGCAACAGCTGATGAATTTTTAGCAGCTATGGCTAACATAAACGAATATGACAAAAGTGGTTCTTCTCGCAGTGAACACACTAGAGAAGATATATAAAAAAAATATTATCACCGTAGATATTATTACGACCTGCGTGGTTGCTTAAATATAAGGGGAAATAAAATGGAAGACTTACAGGCATCAATTGATGCAGTAAACAGATCAAAAATATGTGCAAGAAATTATGCAGATACTCCAGTAGAATCAGCACTAATTGACCATTTAGCACAGGTGGCAATGGGCGGCCCATTTAAACAAGGCCGCAGGTATTTTGACATCTATACAATTACAGATCCAGATAAAATGGATAAAATTTGGAAGCACACAGCACGCCCAGATGAAGAAGCAGCGTTAAAGGCTTGGCCAAAAAAGAACAAAGATGGGACACAAACAACATTTATAGGTAATGCTCAAGTATTAGCACCTGTGTTATTTGTATTTGCTGGATTAGATACACCAACACCGGATTATCCAGACGAAGAACATTGGGATCCAACAGCATTTGATATAGAAGAAGAGGAACAGATGAATACTCAATTTGCAGTAGGCTCTGCAATGGGAATGTTAACATTTGAAGCTAACAGACTAGGATTACACACAGGAAATTGTGTATGTTTTGATCCACATCCAATTACAGAAATGATCAAAGAATGGTCAGGCAGAGATGACTTTGATTATGCTGCACTATTAGTAGGTGTTGGATATCCAACACATGAATGGAGCCCGGAAGCAGAAAAAGAAATGAGAAAACATCCACATTCTGTTAATCATGTATACGAACCACCAGATCTCTCAGATAGAGGCGACCCAGCTCATTATACAATTTAATAATTACAAATGACTACATCCAAGAAGATAGCAATCATCGGGTGTAGTCATTTTGCTGGCCACGATCAACCAACACAATGTAAATCTAACTGGACTTATCAGTTATATAAAACATACCCACATCATGAATATAGAAATTATTCTAAAGGCGGACAAGGAATAGAACAATTTCAATGGGCCTTACTGGATGCCAAAAAGTGGGGTGCTGATATTGTATTCATGAATAGAACATATCAAGGTCGTTGGGCATTTATGGCTCAGATAGCACACGAAGAACCAGTTTGGGAATATGCAATTCGATACCAAGAACCAAACTGGCAAGAAGTCCGTCCATCTTATGAATTTTTTTGGGGAACCGTTAATGATTCCCCAAAGTATGAAGACGGCTCTCCTTTGCCAGGTCGTGTGTATAACTCTCAGAATCCACAACAATCAGTAATAAATTTAAATAAACTGGAGCATTTTTGGAAGATAAATTTATCAGGTAGTGAATTACGAAGATTATACGAAATAGAATGGTATAGAAATGCACATAACTTATATAATTTTGATAACTTATTTCTAATTGATTGGGATTATAGATCCCATCAAACCCAAGAAATTAACGAAGATGGTGGCCAACGCAATGTTATTCACCATACTTCTAATACATGGGATTTTAGTGTGATGGAATATTTTAGAGAAAAATATAACTACCAAACAAACGAACATGATGATGTTCATTTTGATAATTATCTGGCCAGCATTGGAATACAAGTATCAGAATCTGATAATCATTTGACTTCTAAAGGAAATTCAGAATTACTTAATAACTATATTTTAGCTAACAAAAAAGTTATTGATGCGTTATCCTAATGAAGTTAATCATACATCAAAGTAAATCCAATCATTCTACTAGTAACAGCTTCATATTGCCAAGGTGGGTATATGATTGTGATACCCATATCCACAAAATTATTCCAAATGGAACTTCTGCTAAATTTACAACAGAAGAAATAAGCAAAAATGCTGATATAATTAACAAATCATTAGGTTTTAAGTATTTCAAAAACGTTTATTGTAATGACCAATATATTTACATGGATATGCACAAATTAGAAAACGCAAACTATAACTATGATGTAGAAGCAGACGTTTACTCATTAATAGATATTTGGATAGATACAAATTTAAAAGTATTTCCATTATGTAATGTTGATATGACTAATCTTAACATTATGCTATACAAAGACAAGCCTGTGTTAATTGATTGGGATGATGCATTACAAGGTAACAAGCATACAGCATTTTACATTGTAGCAGAATTATTTCACTTCCTGAGTATGATGGTTATTAACTATTCATTTGCAAATAAGCAAAAAGCTACTGAATACATGCAACATAAAATACAATCAACTTGTTTAGAAATTAATATAGAACAATGGAATTGGATAATCAATAACTGTCATCCTTCTGGTTATAACTTTGAAGAAGTTTTACATTGGAGTGAAATTCCTGGTAGTTGGCTACTAAGAAAAGATTGACAACTTAACGTTTTTAGTGTAACATATAAGCATGGCTGAATTAATCAAACTCTATGACTACAAAGAACTTACCCGTCAAACACAAGCTGACGGCAAACGCATGTATGAGAATCCATACGGCGATCCAGTTCCAAGTGTCACAACAATTTTAAGTGCTACACAACCAGCAGAAAAACGACAAGCATTAGCTAACTGGCGTAAACGTGTTGGAACAGAAGAAGCACAACGTATAACAACAACTGCTGCCAATAGAGGCACAGTAATGCATAATATCCTGGAACACTGGGCATTAGGCGAATATGAAACTTACAATCCAGGTAACAATATTATTCATAGACAGGCTAAAGCAATGGCACAGGTTGTTGTAGATAATATCGATAAAGATATTGATGCAATATGGGGCACAGAAGTTATGTTATGTGCGGCAAATTTATATGCAGGAACAACAGATTTAGTTGGTATGTATAAAGGCAAACCAACTATTATGGATTTTAAGCAAACTAACAAACCCAAAAAGCGTGAATGGATTGACGACTACTTTTTACAAGGAGCCGCATACGCATTAGCACACAATGAAATGTTTGAAACAAAGATTCAAAACATTGCTATCTTTATGTGTAGTGGTGATTGCCAATGGCAATTGTTTGAATCAGATGAAACAGAATTTCCTTATTGGTCAACACAGTGGGCTAAAAGATTAGAGAAGTTTTATGGCATGTCATCATAAATACAGTATATAGAAAACGAGGATAAGATAATGGCAACAACAAAAATATCGCAGATTATTATTAGAAAACAGAACATAGGGGACATTCCAAGCTCTTTGGCAGCAGGCGAATTTTACCTTGCAGAAGATGAGCAAAGACTTTTTCTAGGACAAACACCTGTTACTGGTGTTGTAGAAAGCTCAACTACTACTAATGCAAGTGTATCATTTGCAGTTCCGATTGGTGGAGTTTCCACTCCGTTATATTTAAGTAATCTAGCAGACTATTCAATTGTTGTAACCAAAGCCTCAGACAACTCAACAACTACAGTTCCAGCAAATGACGTAACAGTAAGCGATCCTGATGGAGAAGGTAACAACCCGCCAATTTACACATTTGCTCATGGACTAGGTGGAGCGGTTGCAGGTGGCGACACATTTGTATTACATTACAATAAAGAAATAACAAGCTCACCAACTGACGACAGAGTTAAAAGAAATACTATTAAATTTACTAACACTGGCGGCCAAGTTGAAACAACAGGTATTAATTTTTCTAGTGCCGTTGTAAATGATATTAGCATTGATTATGCATTGTTTAATGCAACACATATGCGTAAAGGAACATTAAGTATTCTAGTTAATGGAAATTCTTCTTCAAACATAGAAGACAAATTTATCGGAGATTCTCAATTAACTGATGTAGAATTTTCTGTAACAAATGACGGATCAGGAACCTTTACACTAAAATTTAAGACAGCATTAACTACTGAATTACAATTTAATTATACACAAACTGCATCAAAGTTCGTTACAGCGTAATATAACAATATGAACGAATTTTGGCAGTGTTCGCCAAAGCAACGTCTTAGTTTGTGGAGGCAATTCCGAAAAACTTTAGCAAGTATGGAATATCTAGAAAGACTACAAGCAGTTGTAGACTTTTGGAAAATGGCACCGATGTCTAGTATGCATACAGACATTTACGATGCCAAAACATGGGCCCAACCTTGGGATTTTATTTGGGAAGGCGTCTATGATGAGAACAATGTAGCATTGGGTATGGCATATACTTTGCAGTTAGAAAGTTATGCACAGTGTGAAATTTTACTTGTGCAGAATACAAAAAAAAGTTATATAAATTTAATAGTTTCGGTCGACAAAAAGCATATTTTAAACTATAATTATGGTATAGTAAATGATATGAATGATCTAGATAACGACACAACTATTCTAGAAAAAATTAAGGTTAGCAAGTTAACGTAATACTTTATGCTTTGATTGTTATTGTAAATAACTTATTAGCTAACTAAAGAAACGGATGAGAAATGACAAATAATATTACGGTTATTAAAAGAGATCAAACAAGCGAACAGTTAGATCTAGAAAAAATGCACAAGGTAGTTTTTTATGCTTGTGAAGGGATTACAGGTGTTAGTCCAAGTGAAGTAGAAATTAAAAGTCATATTTCATTTTATAATGGAATAGAAACAGCAAAAGTTCAAGAAACATTAATCAAGGCAGCCGCAGATCTTATCAGCGAAGAAACACCTAACTACCAATGGGTAGCAGGACGTTTAATTAATTATCACCTACGTAAAGAAGTATATGGTAAGTTTCAGCCATGTAGTCTTAATGAAATTGCTAAACGCAATGTAGAGCTAGGTTATTACGATGAGAATTTTTTCGCCGTTTATAACCCTGAAGAAATTTTTCAACTTGATCATTATATCAAACATGACAGAGATGAGAATATTGCATTTGCTGGAATGGAACAGTTTCGTGGAAAATATTTAGTTCAAAATAGAGTAACAGGTGAAATATACGAAACACCACAGATTGCATACATGATGATTTCAGCAACATTGTTTGCTAACTACCCTCAAAAAACAAGAATAAAATATGTAAAGGATTTTTATGACGCTATTAGTAATTTCGATATTAGTTTACCTACTCCTATTATGGCCGGACTCCGCACGCCACAACGTCAATTCAGTAGTTGCGTTCTTATTGAAACCGACGACAGTCTTGATAGCATTAATGCTACTTCTAGTTCTATAGTAAAATACGTAAGTCAAAAGGCTGGTATTGGTATTGGTGCAGGTAGTATTCGTGCTATTAACTCACCTATTCGTAATGGTGATGCAAGTCACACAGGTGTTATTCCATTTTATAAAATGTTTCAAAGTGCAGTTAAATCATGTAGCCAGGGTGGTGTGCGTGGTGGAGCAGCAACATTGTATTATCCAATTTGGCATTTAGAAGTTGAAGATTTACTAGTGCTAAAAAACAATAAAGGCACAGAAGATAATCGTGTAAGACACATGGACTATGGAGTGCAATTTAATAAACTTATGTATGAGCGTTTGCTAACGGGTGGAAATATTACTCTTTTCTCACCAAGTGATGTTCCAGGACTTTATGAAGCTTTTTTTGGTGACCAAGACAAATTTAAAGAACTATACGAAACTGCTGAACGTAATACACGATTGCGTAAAAAAACAGTTACAGCAATTGAGTTGTTTAGCCAGTTTATTGAAGAACGTAAAAATACAGGTCGTGTATATCTAATGAATGTAGACCATGCAAATACACATGGCGCATTTGATGAACAGGCAGCACCAATTAAACAAAGTAATTTATGCTGTGAAATTAACCTACCTACTAAACCATTGAAACATGTGTTTGACGAAGAAGGTGAAATTAGTTTATGCACATTAGCGGCAATCAATTGGGGCAATATTAGAGCACCAAAAGATTTTGAACGTGTCTGCAGATTATCAGTAAGAGCATTAGATGAATTATTAACATATCAAGACTATCCAGTTGATGCAGCAGAACGTAGCACAAAAAATAGACGCCCATTGGGTATTGGTATTATTAACTTTGCTTATTGGCTAGCCAAGAATGACTTAAACTATCAAGACATCAATAAAGGTGGTTTAGCATTAGTTGACGAATGGGCAGAAGCATGGAGTTATTATTTAATTAAAGCAAGTGCAGATTTAGCCGAAGAAAAAGGTGCAATTCCTAAAAATAATGAAACTAAGTATGGTAAAGGTATTACACCTAATCAAACTTATAAGCAAGATGTAGATGAATTAGTCCCACACAAAGAACGTCAAAATTGGAAAGGATTGCGTAAACAGTTAAAAGAAACAGGTATCCGCAATTCAACATTAATGGCACTTATGCCTGCAGAAACATCAGCACAAATTAGTAACAGCACAAACGGTATTGAACCACCACGTAGTTTAGTAAGTGTTAAACAAAGTAAGCATGGTGTGTTAAAGCAAGTGGTTCCTGGTTTTGCTAGGTTAAAGAATAAATATGACTTACTATGGAATCAAAAATCTCCAGAAGGTTATTTAAAAATTATGGCAGTATTACAAAAGTATATCGATCAAGGTATTAGTGTTAATACAAGTTATAATCCACAGTTTTACGAAGATGACAAGATACCAATGAGTGTTATGCTACAACATCTAATGATGTTTTACAAATACGGTGGAAAACAATTGTATTATTTTAATACACATGACGGTCAAGGCGAGCTCAATATAGATGAACTTAATGGAGTAAATGCTTTGCCAGAATACGAAGGAACATCAGACCTTGATGACGAGGACTGTGATAGTTGCAAGATATAATAGAGAGTAATATAAAATGACGTCAGTATTTAATTCAGCAAATAAAACAGATCACACTAAAGCATTAGCTTTTATGGACCCAGCAGGTGCAGTTGCAATCCAGCGATATGACACTATGAAGTATAAGCAGTTTGATAAACTAACTGATAAGCAGTTGGGATTCTTTTGGCGTCCAGAAGAGGTAGATGTTCTACGAGATGCAAATGATTTTAAACTTCTTACAGAACACGAGCAACATATTTTTACAAGCAACCTCAAAAGACAAATATTGTTAGACAGTGTTCAAGGCAGAGCACCAGTAGAAGCATTTGGTCCATTAGTGTGTTTACCAGAACTAGAAGCATGGATTCAAACTTGGACATTTAGTGAAACAATTCACTCACGTAGTTATACACATATTATTCGTAATGTATATGCTAACCCAAGTATTGTTTTTGATGAAATGATGGATATTCCAGAAATAATGGATTGTGCAGCCGATATCTCAGAATGTTATGATCAACTTATTGAACTTACCTCTTATTACAACTTATTAGGCGAAGGCAAACATACAGTTAACGGTAAAAAAATTACAATTGACAAGTATGAAATTAAAAAGTTACTATACAAAACACTAATGAGTGTGAACATCCTAGAAGGTGTTCGTTTCTATGTTTCATTTGCATGTTCATGGGCATTCGCAGAACTTAAAAAGATGGAAGGTAATGCTAAGATTATTAAACTAATTGCACGTGATGAAAACTTGCACTTAGCATTTACGCAATCTTTATTAAAGGTTCTACCAAAAGATGACCCAGACTATATTAAGATTGCTAAAGAAACAGAAGAAGAATGTATTCAGATGTTTGTAGATGCAGTAGAACAAGAAAAAGCATGGGCAGATTATTTGTTTAAAGATGGATCAATGATTGGATTGAATACACAGCTATTAAGTGATTATATTGAATGGATCGCATCAAAGCGTATGGCCGCAGTTGGATTAAAATGTCCATATAGTATATCACAAGCAAACCCACTACCATGGACACAAAAATGGATTAGCGGCTCTGAAGTGCAAGTTGCTCCACAAGAAACTGAAATCAGTAGTTATGTGGTTGGTGGTGTTAAACAGGACGTATCAGAAGATACATTTAAAGGATTTAGTTTATGACAAAAGTAGTAGTATACAGTAAGCCACATTGTCCTTATTGCGATAAGACTAAGGCATTACTAAAAAGAATGGACATTGAGTTTGAAGCAAAAATGCTTGATGAAGATTTTACAAGAGAAGATTTAATGGAAGTTGCTCCAAGAGCCAGAACCTTCCCACAAGTGTTTATTAACGGAACAAACATTGGCGGGTATGATCAATTGACAACATACATTGAAACAACCAATTTTAACGGAACAGGATTTACATTATGATTATTGAAGCACCTTATAAAGTAGGGGACATAGTAAGTATCAAACTAAGCAGTGGTGAAGAAATGATTGCGAAACTCGAAGAAGAAACAGCAACACACATTTCACTAAACAAGCCACTTATTTTAGTAGCAGCAGAAAAAGGCGTAGGCCTATCACCATTTATGTTCACAGTTAGCCCAGATGCTAAAGTGCGTTTGAATATAAATAGTATTATATGTGTAGTTAAGTCAGCGAAGGACGCCGGCGATACATATATTCAACAAACAACAGGTATACATTTAGCAAAAGCATAATATGGCAGGAGTTCACCGAAATACAGACAGTCGTGCATGCGGAGCCTCAACTAATGTTACAGGACAAAGCACGGTATGGGTTAATAATAAACTATGTAGTGTTCATGGTGATCCAAACACCCACGGCGATGGCAATTTAAAAGCAGCATGTAATAATGTAAAGGTTAATCATAAATTAGTAGTGATACAAGGTAATAGTGCATCAGCAGATAATCTTTGTCCAATACCCGGTGGTGATCATTGCAATCCAAAGGCAACTACTGCCAGTGGTGACGTAAAGGTTGGAGCATAACGTGGCAGATTTTGAAACAGCGGCCAATTATTTAAAGAACACTGATGTTGATTTAGTAACAAGTGTTACTGTTGATGCCGGCACAGGTGAAGTAGAAACAACTACAACTAGTATGAGTTTACGAGAAATTATCTGTAGTTTACTTGCAGGTAATGGAATTAAACTTCCTAACTTACAGTTATGTTTAAAAATTAACTTAGGCAGATTGTTAGGTATATCAGGAGTTCCACCAGAATTATATAAAGCACTTGCAGAAGCCGAAGCGGCCTTAGACGAATTTATAGCACATACAAATATTGATAATGTATTGGCAAGACTTAATGCAGCAATCGCCGAGTTTGCCGCAATTGCTAATATGATTAATTTCTGTGGAACACCAGTTAATCCAAAACCTATTCCAAATGTATTGAAGCAGATATTTGGTTCATACTTGGGAGCAGGTAAAGACATTCTTGACAAACTAGGAACCATGTTAGACAGTGACGTAGGTGGTTGCACATCAGGTAGTGGATTTAATGCAGGTATTTTCCAAGGTGGAATTCTTAAATCGTTGGGAGATGTAATTGACGAATTTGGTAGTCTTGCAAATGCTCCACAGGCAACTATTAACAGTTTAGCAAATGAACTTAATGCATTTGCATCTGATATGAAGAATTTAGTTACATTAGAAAATAACTTTAGTGGAACAAACTCTAATGGCGGTAGTGCATTTGCAGATACAAGCACACAAGAAACATATACCGGCGTTGGAACTGCAATTGATTCAAGCACATTAACACTAGCAAAAGCACAAGGACTTGCAGCGGCACTGAAAGCCGCATATGATAGTTTAAGCGGATATCCAGTTGATGATCTAGGAAACAGTATATTTGACTATTTGTTAGATAAACAAATGTTAGACAAATTAAAGCAAAACGATTCGGCTGTAGCTGCATCTGTAGTTAGAACACCGGTTTATGACTATTGTGGCGTAATTACAGGATATACAACATCACCAGATTACACAGTAGCTAAAAGTGAAGGATCTCCAGTAACATTATCTACAGCACCTGGTATAACTGGATTAGAAGAAGGTGGAATAGTAAGTAATAGTTCACCGGCTACAACAACAAATTTAACTAACCCTAATCCAATGGTCAGAAAAGGTGTTCCTGCTACTAGTATAGGTAGTCCAGGCGATAAAAAGGGTGATTTAGCATCAGATAGCACACATATCTATATAGCTAGTGCAGATTATGACGGAATTACTAGTATTTGGGCCAGAGCTTCGCTAAGTTCTTGGTAATATTCAAAAAAATCTAAAAAAACAAGACATTTCGGTTGACAAAAGACTATCTTACTGTTATATTATATATAATTGTATTAAATAAAGAAATGATACTAAAATGAGAGCACAAAAATATAACGATGGAATTAAGCGAATCAATGCTAAAATTGAGGTTCCGCTTAGTAATGACGATGTAGGTGATTATATCTTAAGCGCCTTAATTGGCGAATCTATAGATTTAAGAAGTCTACAACAAATGAATAAACGACAACTTTTGCATCTTGCTAAAGAAGAAATTAAAACGTTTGGAACAGAAAACCCAAGAGAACGAGTTAATGGAATCGATAACGATACAAAAGTTATTGTTAAAAACTATGTGAAACAAATGTTTCCAGAACTACAATGATTAGGAGATCAACTATGAATAAATTTGCATACGGAATTATACTAACAACTATATTATTCGCTCAATCAGTATTTGCTGATGCGATGATGATAACAACTAATGTTGACAATGTTACTGGCTTTGTAATAAAAGCAGAATTACAGAATACAGGGTCTACTCAAGTGTTAACTCCAACCAGATCTTGTTCTGTTGTAAATGTTCCAATTTATGGTAAAACTGGCGGTGCACAAACTGGCGAAGTATTAGGCGGCGCAATTATTGGTGGTATACTAGGTAACCAAGTAGGTGGTGGTAAGGGTAAAGATGCCGCAACTATACTAGGTGCAATACTAGGGGCAGACTATGCCAATAAAAAAGGCGGACAGCAAACTATTGTTGGATACAAACAAGTAGAACAATGTGAAATTATTAATAAAGTAACATGGCAAGAAAACCCACCTAAATGCAGAGTGACAGTAAAAGTGCCTGCAATGAATAACTCGTTGCATACATTTATACTTAACAAGTGTCCTACACTCAATGATACGTTTACAATTACAGCAAAATACTCACTGAGATACAACCGATAAATAAAAAGTAACAAAAAAGCCGGTATAGCTCAGTTGGTAGAGCAGTTGCCTTGTAAGCATCAGGTCGAGTGTTCGAATCATTCTACCGGCACCACCAACTACACATAATATAAAAACATAAACATGAAGGCGACAGGACTGCCGGGCTTAAATGCTTTACTAGGAAATACAAATAGACAAGACATTAACAAAAATTATAAACAGTTCGGGGGATTGGTGAAATGGGATCACGTCTGGTTTGCATCCAGGAATTAAGAGTTCAACTCTCTTATCCTCCACCAAAAATTAACCCAGCCAACGTGCTGGGTTTTTTCTTAAATAAATAAGTGTAAAGGTATTAAACATATGTTAAAACAAAAACAAAAACCATTAAGCGATGACCAAATATTTCTAAGTTCATCAACAGAACAAATTACGTGGGGCGAACTACATACTAATCTAGACGCTAAAATTGAAAGACTAAAAGAACACGGTATTGGTCCTCACGTTGTTTTTGTAGTAGCAGAACAGCAAGTCACAATAGATGATTACTTGTGGATACTTGCTAGTATTAAGAATGGTGGCAGTGCAACACAGGCTGATGGCAGACAAAGTAAAATGGAATTAGATGGATTAATTGCAGGGTCCAAAGCAATATGTATTATACGTAGCAACGAGATCACCATGCTAACAGACGATTTGACACCTACAATACTGCATCCATTAGAGATTTACAGAGGTATGACAAGCGGAACTACAGTTAAAGAGTTCTTTGAAATGTATCCTTTCTTTTGGGATTATGAAGATCACGAAGAGGCAATTGTAGACGGAGAAACACTATTGGGTTGCACAGCACATGCATCAACTCAACATTTGTTTGCTATTGCACCAGAGTTTGAACAAGATGAACGTCCAAACATACTTTGCACACACGGATTTACAGCAACATACAATCCATACAACATGTTAAGAATGTATTATATAGGAGGCAGATTACACTTCCTAAACTATGGAGATGATGTTCCTGAACAAATAAGAAAAGCAAATCCTAATTGTTGCATTTCATATCCTATTGCAGTTAAGAATATTGTAGATGCATGCCCAGATGATTTTAATTGGAGTGGCATTAAGTATTGGGAATGTTCAGGTGGACATACACCTGAGTCAGTTGTGCGTAGTATTGAAAAGAAGTTTAACTTTGTATGTATGCATAATATGATGGCAAGCACAGAAGCAGACTGTCATTCACGTGCAGAATATAGACCAGGTGATCCAATAGAAAACTTTTATGGATTTAAACATAGAATATACAATGGTGACCTTAAACTAGATGAAGAAGGTGTATTGTGGTATAAGTATGGAACACGTGATTGGCAAACAGACGGTGATAAGTTTGATGACAAAGACGGAGCATGGTTCTATAAAGGCAGAGCATTTGATGATGTTATCTTTATGAAAGGTGGTGTTAAGATTTACACTGGTATGATTGAAGCAAAAGCATTGGAAACAGAGGGTGTAGAAAATGTAGCAAGTTGTAGTAAAGATGAACTACATTATTTGATCTATACAGGTAGTGCAGATATATATAAGTTGGCAAGTAGTTTTAAAGTAATGCAACCATCAAAACGACCACATGAAATATATCAAGTTACTGACAAATTATTCTTTGGACAAATAGATGATACAAGAACTCCACAAAAGTTACAAAAAAGTAAATTAGCAGGAATTGTTTTAAACGGACCAGCTGATCAAATACTAAGTCATATGCATGTAAAGGATCACTCTCAAGTATGAATGTTACCAATTCATTAACAACACGTAAATCTACACGTGCTTATATTAATAAAAATGTAGAAATATCATTAGTTAATGCTATTTTAAGACAAGCAATGTTATCACCTAGTGGAGATAATCATCAACCTTGGCAAGTAGCAGTATTAACAGGTAAAGCAAAAGCTAACTTATGTGGTAAATTAGAACAAGCATTTCGATCTGGTGTAAAACCTATTATGGATTATGAATATTATCCACAAAATAAAAAGTCTGAAAAAGAAACAAAATGGTTTGGCGAGTATAAAAATAATAGAAAAGAATGTGGACTAGCATTATATTCTCAACTAGGCATCACTAGAAAAATGAAAAAAGAAAAAAATGACTTATATGCTAAAAACTATAGAGCCTTTGATGCACCGGTTATGTTATTATTCTTTATTGATAGAGAACTAGGCTACGGATCTTATGTTGACTATGGAATGTTTTTACAAAGTATTATGTTACTAGCAACAGAACATGGGTTAGCAACTTGCCCACAAGGCTCACTTAGTGAGTATGGAAATATTGTAAGACAAGAATTGCCGAAATACAAAGATAAAATAGTATTATGTGGAATGAGTATGGGATATGAAGATAAAGACAGTTCTATAAATAAGTATAGAACAACTAGACAAGATGTAAATAAAAAAGTGGAATATTACAAATGACATGGCTTAAAAACGTGTTAAATATAAGTGTAGATGAACTCTATAAAGATTGGGACTATCATAAGTGGTGTGTAGAAGCAGGATGGATGGACGGTCCTATTGCATACACTAATAAATGGGTTAGAGAAAACTTTGAGCATGGAACACAGTTGGCAGATGTTGCCTGTGGCAATGGTCAAATAGGTATTGGATTCGGTAACACTGATTATATTATTGATGGATACGATATTAATCCTAAGATGTTATCAACGTTTGAAGCAAACAATTATAACTCAACAACATTGCATGATATGAATAGTTCAGCACTTCCGCAAAAATATAAGTGCATTACAGTTATAGGTGCATTTAATAAATCACATATTCACAGTAACAGTGCAAAAATGTTTGCAGAATCATTAGAAGAAAATGGAATGTTAATTGCAAGTGTAAGTATAGTTGACAACGAAGACCCATTGGAACTAATGGGATGGAGATCACAGCAACACTTAGAAATTGTATTTGAAGAAAAGATTAAAAGTCTATTAACACCAGACGAAGGACAAAAGTATCATATTATGACTGTATTCCGTAAGAAATAACTTGACCTATATAAGATACATGTTATAATAAAACAACTTACTAAGTAAGTATTATTTAAATAATTGGAGAAATAATGAAACACCTATTAGTAGCTCTAGCGTTTGCTATGAGCATGATATCTGTAGTTAAAGCAGATGAAATTAAAATTGCTGAGTTGAATTGGCAATCCGGATCAATGATAGCAAATATTGATGCTTACATTCTTGAGAATGGATATGGGCACGACACAGAACTTGTTCCTGGTGGTATTGATGCCACTATTGCTTCTATGATGGCTACTGGTTCACCAAATATTTTCGGCGAAGCATGGACATCTCTATTAGGTGATGAAGCTACCGCTAACATCAGTTCTAATGCAACTGACTCTCTTGTTCAACTAAGAGATGAAATTGTAGTAGGTGCTGGCGAAGGTTGGTATGTTCCAGACTATATTGCAGAACAACATGGATTAAAGACTATTGCTGATGTATTAGCAAGACCAGATTTATTCCCACACCCAGAAGACCCAAGCAAAGGTGGAATTGTAATTTGTCCAGAAGGTTGGAGTTGTAAGAAACACAACGAAAACTTATTCCGTGCATTTGACATGGAAGCCAAAGGTTGGAAAATTATTGACCCAGGTTCAGGCACAGGCTTGAATGCATATTGGGAAGGTCAAGTGCTAAAAGAAAAAGGAGTTGTTGGTTATTATTGGGCACCTACTGTATTAGTAGGTCGTTTAGGAATGGTTAAACTTACTTCTGATATTGAATTTGATTCAGCACATTGGAGTGATTGTATTGCTAAATTAGAATGTGCAGATCCAAAACCAATGAACTGGCCAAGTGCGGCAACAGGAACTATTGTAACCCCAAACATTAATAGTGCAGTAGCGGACTATTTAATTGCTCGTAGTTTTGACGGTAGCGTAATTACTTCTATGCTAGTTTGGGCAGATGATAATCAAGCAACCGCAGAAGATATGGCAGTTGAGTTTCTAAAACGTCATCCAGAACTTTGGACGGCTTGGGTAACACCAGAAGCGGCCAGCAACATTACAGAATCGTTGCAGTAGCATGAACTTTCCATCGTTAGATAAAGGAACTATAACTAGTTTCAAAAAATCAATCGATGCAACGTTTAGAGAATTTGCGGCAAATTGGGGAGAGTGGTTTACAGACTTACTCTCTCCATTACAATGGTTGCTAATAAACTTTGAAAAGTTATTACTAGCAACACCTTGGTATGTTTTCCTAATTGTATTTGGTTTTATAATTTGGAAAGCAACTGCCAATTGGAAAATTGTAATAGGTTTCTTGGCTAGTTTTATAGCAATAGGACTAGTAGGCATGTGGAACGATACAATGCAAACATTATCTATTGTATTTGTTTCAACATTTGTTTGTATAGCAATTGGTATTCCTACAGGAATATTAATGGCAAAGAATAATACAGCACAACGAATTATAATGCCTGTGTTAGATCTGATGCAAACTATTCCAAGTTTTGTATATCTAATTCCGGTAGTAATGTTATTTGGGTTAGGCAAAGTTCCAGGAATGATAGCAATAGTTGTGTTTGCTATTCCACCTGTGATTAGATTTACAAACCTTGGCTTACGTGATGTAGACCATAACTTAGTTGAAACCGGACAAGCAATGGGATTAAAACAAAGACATATTTTAGCATTCATAGAGCTACCATTAGCACGAAATGTTATACTAGGAGGCGTAAACCAAACAGTAATGATGGCACTAGCAATGGTTGTAATTGCAAGTATGATTGGAGTTAGGGGATTAGGCTCACAAGTAATGAATTCAATAGGCAATGGATATCTAGGACTAGGTGTTATAAGTGGGCTCAGCATAGTTGCATTAGCAATTATTATTGATAGAACTATACAAGCATATAGTAAAAAATATGATAAATGGAGTCATTACAAATGAATCCGGTAATTGCAATTAATGTAAACATGGCGTCTAAAGGACACCAGATTGGCAGATTAGTATCAAGTTGTAGTAATGTTACTTGGTATGATCATCCTAACAACGGAAGTAATCCGTGGGAACCATGTAATAATATATTAAATGCAGAACTAAGTGGATTTCATTACGATAGAAGATTTGCCGATAATACAACTATACCACCTGTATTAGATTATGCAAGACGCAGTGGATTACCAGAACGTCCAGTTATAGAATACAAAAATAGGTTGCTAACGTATGTAACACACAGTTATTTAGATGAGTCACGCGAATATTTTAATGGTAAACATCTTGTAGTGTTAGATAAAGATGTAGAAAGATTTATGAATACATCATGGAACTTTAAAGTAGGCAAAACAAAAAAACTTGTTAGTGAATTATATACAGAAGAACAAATAATAGAAATTCTTGATAGCACTTACGATAATTATAAAGCCAATATAACAGAAGATGATTTTGTCATTGAGTCAATAATTGAATTATTTGATCAAGATATTTTTAAAATTATGTGTAATGAATTAGAATTAGAATTTAACGAAGATAGATATATAAAAGTAAAGAACTTTATAAATAGAAGTAAATGGAGGTAACAAACAATGTGGTTTAATTGGAAGCATCTTAGAGATGCGGAAAAGCATGCCAGACAAAAACCGGGCAATGCAGTAAAGTTATATTTCAAACATATGTATGTAGGATTTAGGGAAGCAGGCAAACAATTGCTTATGGCTATTGCTAGTATACTACACGCAATATTTCCACCATTGTTTGATTTTAAATTACTTGATATAGTAATTGATCAAACTATAGGCTTACATAAGTATTTGCCTAACCATCCAAGTTGGAAAAGATTAAAAGACGAATTAAAGAAGAAATAATAATATGAATTTAGATGGACTTAAACTAATACTGACTCATGGTGTTAGTATTAACACAAGTGGAACTACAGGTGACCCAAAAAAGATATTACAAACACCTGAAAAGATGAAATTTGCAGATGAGATTGCAATTGACAGTCAACAGATAACAAAAGACAGTAGGATATATACGGTATGTAAAATACAACATGCAGGTGGGCTATTGGCACAAACTTTACCAGCCTTACGCATTGGCGCAGAAGTTGTAGTAGAAGATTTTAGTGCATATACATGGGTTAAGGAAATACACAAGTATACCCATTCTCATCTTTCTCCAAATCATGCAACAGCAATAATGAAAACCAAAGGCTGGCGCACAGTAGACTTAACTGGAATATGGATAACATGTGGAAGCGATCCAGTTCCTTGGGATACTATTAGTGCGTTTGTAGAAAAAGGCGCAACATTTATGGCAAATTGGGGCATGACAGAAGTTGGACCATGTGCTATTAACACAGTATTTGAAACATTAGATAAAGTTGAAGAATACAAACATGAACTAACCATCTTAGGTGATAGATTCTATTGTGACACTACAGTAGGACCAGATGGGCAATTATACGTTAAAGGTGATATAAGCGTTTATGGAGATAATTGGTTTGCTACAAAAGATGTAGTAAAAGAAGAGAATAACAGGTATTATTACGTTAAAAGGGCGTCTTAGACGCTCAAATACCGTCATACACGCACGAATTATACACAGGAAACAATTACAACATGGCAATATTAGAATTAGAAGTGTTAAAAGTTCAACACTACACAGATGAACTATTTCACTTTACAGTGGCAAGAGACCCAGGATTAAGATTTAGAGATGGTGAATTTGTAATGATTGGACTAAACAACTGGTCTGAAAAACTACAAAAGAACAAACCAATTATGCGAGCATACAGTGTAGCAAGTCCTAACCACCAAGATACTATTGAATTTTATAGTATTAAAGTGCAAGACGGACCGTTAACTAGTAAACTACAGCATGTAACACCAGGCGACAAGATATTAGTAAATGACAAAGCAGTAGGCACATTAGTTAATACAAATATTAAACCTGGGCGTAATTTATATTTACTAGCAACAGGCACAGGAGTTGCACCGTTCTTGTCATTAGCACGTGGCGTAGACACATATGAACATTATGACAACGTCATTTTAGTATGGGGTGCAAGAACAGTTGCAGAACTTCCATTTGATGCAATGTTTAGAAATCTAAACGAAGATGAAATATACCAACATGTAACAGAAGGTAAGTTTAAGTTTTATCCAACAGTAACAAGACAATTTTATGAAAATGAAGGCCGTGTAACAACAGCAATGTATGAAGGCAAAGTGCAAGAAGCATTAGACTTACCAGCGTTAGATCCAGAACAAGATCGAGTTATGATATGTGGAAGTATTCCAATGAATAATGAGCTAGTAAAATGGCTAGAAGGCAAAGGATTTGAAGAAGGCAATAACAAAACACCAGGAACTTATGTAGTTGAAAGAGCATTTGTAGAACAATGAATTATAGAGAGTTAATTGATAAGCACAAAACTACTATTGTAAATAACTTTGAACCAACACGGTGCGAAGAAAATGTATTTACTGAACGTGACTTACATCAATTAACTTTATATCAATTTCAAAATGCAGATGATTTGCGTTGGACAGATACAAGCAGTAATATACAGCCCATATTAAATGTTTCACAACTGTTTAAAGACCTTCCGTGGATGCAAGACAAATTTGAATCAATACTAAAACACGACTTCAGCGAACATCACACAGGTAATTATTACATTACTACACAGTTACACGATGCACATGTAGACCTAATGACAGAATCAGAAACAGAATTTGACTGGGCAGAGAATTTAATTCCTTATAAAAGTTGTGTGATACCATTAGTCATTACAGCAAGTGCAGAAGCCTACACAGCATTTTTTAAACAAAGGTATATTGGAACAAGCATGACATTTGATCGTGTTGGACAAAGTTCACAAGACAAAAGCATGTATGAGATTGCACGTGAGTATCCAGAGTTAGAAACACTAGATACTCCAACACTAGAAAACACAGATTATATATTCCCACATATAGATGATGGTAATATATGTGACTTTGAGTTGGAAGCAGTGTTTCCATTTCTTCCAGGTAATGCAATAATATTTGATGCATGTCAGTTACACGCAAGTTGTGTAACACGCAAACGACCAAACTTCAATTCACTGAAAGCAGGAATAAATATTCAGTTTTATATTAAGGTATAAATATTAATATAGGGTGAACCAAAATTGGCCCGGGTAGAGATTCATTGCTTGCATGTCAACACTCTTAGGACGATAGCTATCGGACAGGTTTACCCTAATTAATTACAAGGAAAAAATATGCACACATTATATTTGGTAGTAAGCCAAAGTTGTATTAATCAAATGGAAATTCCATATTTGTTAAACAACAGTCCAGAATTACATGGAACCAGCGGCCCAGGAGAACATTGGGCAACATATGAACTAAACGGCAAAGAAGTAGATCACGAACCTGGTCCATTAGGCAAAATAAGAGTCCATGATGATTATTGGAACTTAGATAATGAAGATAGGCAATGGTATAATTTTGATGTGCGTAATGAAATGAATATTTCAGAAGATCAATTAAATGGATTACTTAATATAAGCAATAAATATTCAATTGCATTATTATTGCATGCACAGAATTATGATGATGTGTGGAAGTGGAGTAGAACACAAAATGTTATTATAGTAAATCCGATAATTAGTCAATGGAGCGAAGCAATTAACACATGGGCAGCACGTGAATATAATTATCTAATGGAAGATAATAAAAATGCTAATTTTAGTGGATATGATCATGTATGGCCAGGTCCAATAAATGTTGCAAAAAAATTCATAGAACGTATGGAATGGGATCAAGAAATATCCGAGCACCATGCAGATAGATTAATAAAACAACCACAATGGATGAAAGCACCAGAAATATATACATTATGGGATAGTGTTGGAATAAAATCACCATCAAAAGAATGGATAGACGCATATATTAAAGACTACAATGAACATCAAGAATGGAACATAGACGAAGTTAATAAATTAAAGGATGGATACGATGAAATCAGATAACATAGATACAGTATCAGAATTAGAAACAACACCAAAATCAGAATTTTTACCTTTTAAAAATACACTTAAAATTTACGTCTTTAAGAAAGAAAATGCAGTTCAACTTAGTTTTAAATTATCAGACAATGCAGTATTTACTGATAGACTAAGTATTCAAGATATGCATATTATTTGCAAAGAATGGAATAATGGTGGCGTAAATGGAATTGAAACTTGGATGGGAAAAGTATTCTGGGAAGAACGCAAAGTTGGTCCAAGACCAGAATGCAAACCAGCAAGTTTTGTTGCCATACAATTTAATAAATGGAACTTTAGGTTAACAATAGAAGAAATGAATAACATAGTGGAGGAGTTTAATAAGCAGTTGAATGGTGCTAATCATTGGGATAAATGATAAATAGCATTATGGACATATATAAAAAAGACAAAGCAGTAAGCGTAGCACTTTCAATAGCCTTAATATTGCTTGTAGCCTGCCTGTCTTGCATGGTTTATTCATATGTTAAATTACAACAAGCTCACCCATTAGAAAACTTACGTGGTGCAATACTACAGCCAGTTTATGATGGAGATCCAGTTTTAGAATTCCAAGGCACATACGATAGGTATGTAAAGTGTAATATGACAGGATTTGATGTGCAGTTATATAATGAAGAAACAGCAGATATAATTACATTAACACCAGTTCATTTAGCAAAACCAGTTCCAGTATTACCTGAACCAGCAGAAGGTATAAAAACACAATTTGCATTATTCATGCCAAAAACAATATACCCAGGCACATGGAAACCTTCATTTACAGGATTCTACATATGTCAATTAGGAATATTTGTAGATCAAAAAACACAAGTAATAAAACCAGAAGCGTTTGTAATCAAGCCAGCAGTAGTCGAAAAACAATAGGTTGACAAAACCAAGACTTCTTGTTATAATATACACTATTATGACAAATGGAGATACAAATGATATTAGGTAAAATTCAGAAGAAAAAACTATTCGAAACGCTCTTTGCTGACTGGCAAATGAAAATTAAAGCATTATCACCAACATTGAAAAAGAAATCAATTAATTTATTAGCCGAGTGGGCGGCAGAGTCACAAATCAAAAATTATGAAAACGAAAACAGAAATAGATAAAGCGTTCGAACCAAAAAATACGTGCAGTATATGTGAAAGTCCTTATGACGATGATGCAGGTGGAATACAAGGACACTTTGGCATACTGCCAGTTACTTTTTGTGAATGGTGTTATAGTAGCATTTATGATATGGTTTATCAAGAGGTAAAAGAAGAAGTTATTGATCAATTCAAAGAATGGCAACGATTGAACCCAGAACCATGTGGTATGAGTAGAAAATAAATATAAGCATGTTATACCCCACCATAGATTTTGTTCAGTTTGACTTAAATGTAACATGTAATGCATTTTGTCCAGGATGTCATAGATATACAGTTATTGACGATCAGATGTATCTTAATCCATTTTTATCATTTAACACAAGTCTTAATTTAGAAATCATTGAACAAGCAATGATAAACAAACGTATTGTTGATCGTCCTTGGATTGATTTTGTTGGATTAGTAGGTGAACCAATTGCACATCCAAAATTTACGGAAATTATAGATATTATCTACAAACATAGACCTAATGCTAAGATTAATATACATACAAATGGTGGTTTAAAATCTACACAATTTTTTGAAGAACTTGCAATCAAACTTAAAAATAATCACTATTTGCTACAATTTTCAGTAGATGGACTAGAAGATACAAATAACATATATCGTATAGGTGTGTCTTGGAAAAAGATAATGGAAAATATGACAGCATTTATAGATGCAGGTGGCAATGCTATTTGGAAATTTATAGTTTTTCCATGGAATGAACATCAAATTAATGAAGCTAAAATATTAGCCGAGTCAATTGGTATTAAATTTCAAGTAGAGAAAAATAGAGACGATAATTCTCCACATATGCTTGACTATATGGAAGCTTCAGAAAATATTAACAAAAAAACAAAAGGACCATTAGGATATAAATCATCGCATTCTGCTTCTGCATTTACTAAAATACAAAATAAATGCTTTGATCCTAAAGGAATTTATATAAATCAAGATGGCAGAGTATTACCTTGTTGTATGTTTAATGCTAGTTTATCCGATGAACAATATAGAGATGAAATGTTGCCATATATCAACGAAGATAACGAAAATTGGAATAACTTGCAATACAGCACATTAGAAGATATAATGAATAATAACTGGTGGCACAAGCTATATGGCCATTTGGATACAGCACCATGCACAGTTTGTATCCGTTCATGCGAAAAAAGATAAAAAGATGCATTTTTATGGTTGACAATACCAAGAAGTCTTGCTATAATGTATACATAAACTAAAAAAGACAGGAGTCTAAAATGCAACAAGAAATAAGCAAACTATTAACAGCAATCAAAACTGACTACATTAGATGGACTACCAAAGGTGGTAAAGAAGAACTAACTGGTTACTTCAAAGAAACTGTTGATAAGTTCGATGATAGCTTTACAGTTAAAGTTGGTAAAAAATATACAAAGATTATCAGAGATGGTGGTGTTTGGGGTTTTATTGCTAATGATGATTTTGTAACATCAAATGGTAAATCATTTACAAAAGGTGATATACTTAAAGCTGCTGGTTGGCAGGCACCTGCACTAAACAGTGCAAGAGGTAACATTTTTAATGATGATTATTCAGTTGCGTGGACAGGTCCACATTATTTAAAATAGAAAGGAAATATATGTCAAAAACAATGCAATGGGCGTGGGATAAAGCAGAAGAAAAGCTAGAAACCACAATTGACAGAGTAAGACTTGGACAGTTAACTCAAAGTCAAGCAGTAAAAGAACTTGAAGATGCACATGAGGCCTGGGAATTAATGGGCTTTGAAACTATTACAGATGTTATCGACTATATGGTTGATGAAGTAAAAGTAGAGAATATCATTAATGAATAAGGCATACATCTTTGATGTAGACGGAACACTGACACCAAGTCGTGGAAGAATGGATTTTGTATTTAACAAATTCTTTTACGGCTTTTGTCTAATCAACGATGTATATATTGTTACAGGAAGTGACCAAAGCAAAACAGTAGAACAAGTAGGTAATATTATCTACAGTGGCACCAAACGAGTATACAATTGCAGTGGCAATGATGTATACGAATCTTTTGAAAATGTATACACTAATAAATGGACATTACCAGACGAGCCTTGGAAGTATTTAGAAAACAGATTAAATCATAGTGGGTTCCCACAACGAGCAGGACTACACTTTGATGAACGTCCTGGCATGTTAAACTTTAGTATTGTTGGTAGAAAATGCACAGCACAACAACGCAAAGATTATGTGTTGTATGATACATACCACAAAGAACGTGAAGATATTTCAAACGAATTTAATACAGCATTTAGTGACAAATACGATATTATGTCTACAGTTGCAGGTGAAACTGGATTGGATATAACACAAAAGAATTGTGGCAAAGCACAAATACTCAAAGACTTTACAGACTACAAAGAAATAATTTTCTTTGGTGACAAATGCATGGCGGGTGGAAATGACCATGATATTGCACAAGCATTAATAGGCATGGGACATACTGTATTTTCAGTAGGTAGCTGGCATGATACTTATCGTATTTTAGCAGAGATTCATGGGCCCAATCCGCGAGGGTAAAATTTGGACATGGCTTCCAAAACGCATGAGCAGTGGAAAACTAGTTTTTTGCACATACTATTACTATGAAGAATTCCTAAGAACAGCAGACCCAAGACACAATTGGGTTCATAGATATGAATATTCCAAACGAGAATATTTCCTAAAAAAACTTTCAGAAAAATAACAAACCCTTGTAAAATAAGGGTTTTTTTATGGCTATAAAGGTTGACAAGCAAGACATCTTACTGTATACTGTAAGTATAGTTAATAAAAAAAGGAAAACTGTATGTTAGACGCAAAATTTATCAAAGCATTTGAAAAAGCTGCAACAAATCCAGAAAACATTGATGAGAATAACGAAGTTATTTGGAACTATGTTGATGCAGATCTTAACATAGATGGTATTGCTGATGAGATTGGTGAAAACTTTTATAGCTGGTTTAATGATATGGCTAATCAGTTTGAATTGAATCAAGCCGCAAATCGATTAGAAGTGTTGAAAACAGATTATTTGGGACAATAATAATGATTAGAGCAAAACAACCTAAAACAGAGATTGTGATTGATTTGACTGGTCCTGATGGAAATGCTTTTGCCTTGATGGGTTATGCACAACAATTTGCACGTCAATTAGACCTAGATGGAAATAAAATAATCAACAATATGAAAAGTGGTGATTATGAAAATTTAGTCAAAGTGTTTGACGATGCGTTTGGTGATTATGTGATTTTGGAGAGATAAAGATGATAGTAACAAGTGCAAAAATATTTGCAACGGCGGCTCATGCCGCAATTGGACAAAAACGTAAATACTCAGGTGATGATTACATTATTCACCCTGAGCGAGTTGCGGCAATTGTAGAAAAGCATGGCGGAACAGATGAGATGATTGCTGCGGCATGGTTGCATGATACAGTTGAAGATACTGATGTTACACCTGAGCTTATTATAGAAATGTTTGGTGATGAAGTTGCGGCTATCGTTGATGGTCTTACTGATGTTAGTTTGCCTAGTGATGGTAACAGAGCAAAACGTAAGTCAATTGACCGTATGCATAGTGCAAGTGCTTCAACTGAATCACAGTTTGTAAAATGTGCAGACATTATTGACAACAGTTGGGATATCGCTGATAACGATCCTAGTTTTGCAAAAGTATACAAATCAGAAGTATTTCTTTTGTTAAGTGCAATGACCAAAGTTAAGCATACTGAGATTTGGGAACAAGCAATGAAAAGTGTCGAGTTAATGCCTTAATTGGCATTAACTAAATACTGTTATGCTTTATAAAGAAATTGATACTGTTGAGTTTGATCTCAATACAGTATGTAACAGTTATTGTCCTCCTTGCCATAGATATGTAGTTCATGATGGAGAACTATATCACAATCCACATGTAAAATTAGGTGTTAACTTAGAGTTAGATGTAATCGAAAAAGTATTCTGCAATGAACGTTTAGCAGATGATTGTTTTGTTGACTTAGTAGGATTAGTAGGTGAACCAATTGCACATCCAAAGTTTATGGAAATAGTAGATATTATTTACAAACATAGACCAAATGCAGCAATAAATTTACATACAAATGGTGGATTACGAACTGAAAAAATGTTTTATGACTTAGGTAAAAAGTTTAACAAACACAGTTGGATTAAATTCTCTTTAGATGGATTAGAAGATACAAACGGCATATATCGTATTGGAGTAGACTATAATAAAGTAGTAGCAAACATGCGAGCATTCATTGATGGAGGTGGCCGTGCAATATGGAAGTTTATTACATTTCCATGGAATGAACATCAAGTAGAACAAGCCGAAGCATTATCAAAAGAATATGGTTGTGATAAATTCCAACAAGATTGGGATGTTACATCAGAGAATGATATACATGATATAATGTCTGCAGCTAATAACAAAATTAATAAAAAAGTAGCAGTAGGACAAGGTGGCGATAGTGAATTACCTGAATTTGAATCATACA